CCAAACAAATTGATTAGCTCACCACAATCATATTCCGTAGTAATTGGCGCGTGAGACAGCAATACATTCTTATCAATCACGATAGGTTTATCATAAACCTTATCGAACCCGCGCGCAACATACCAACCATTGGTATGATGGTCATGGTTCCCGCGAATGAGGTAAATCTTTCCGTTGAGTTTTTCTGGAAATTTAGAAATCTCTTCGGCTCCACCCAATGCAAAGTCTCCTAGGTGCCATACAATATCTTCCTTACCTACTACACTATTCCAACGTTTGATAATAGTGCTATTCATCTCTTCTACATCTTTGAATGGCCGCGCACAATAGTCGATAATATTGGCATGGTTGAAGTGAGTGTCGGATGTAATCCAAACCTTCTGACCCATCAGCACATTTCCTCTTTTCCAAGTTCATCTACTGAAACAATAGTTCCATCAAGCTCTTCAACCAAATAATACTGCCCACCATAGCAATAAATACGAACTCGACAAAATTTAGTAGGCATATCAGTAAAGTGCTCTTCCCACTGGTAGTCATGGGTAATTATGCCATAGTGCATCACTTCATAAAGGTCTTTCATTTATCTGCAACCTCCCACATATAGTTGAATGTATCAGACCATTCAAAAGGACTATCAACTTCATCGCGCACAAGCATCTTTTCGTGCTCTCCTAGTTCATTCCAGTCAATCGACTTCAATTCGTTTTTATATGGACAGGCGCACAGCCAAAGAATGGTTTCATAATAATCATTGTAATCTCCATTCTCAAACACATACACATCATCCTCAGCGCTCATTTCACGCCGATACACTTGAATAATTCTCACTTGCAACCTCCATCTTCTACCATCTGCCAAAGCAGTCCAAACTTCTGGATGCGTTCGCGCCGAGCAGTAGAACGAATGAGCGGGAACCAACTGGGCACCTTACTCACCGTTCGAATAGACAGGTAGTCTCCTTCGTGCGAGAAGCAATCAAAGAACTCGTTATCGGGGATAATATTTCCACGCTCATCAGCAAACACGCCAGCTTCAAGAATACGAATTACTTTCACTTGATTTCCCTCCATCCATTAGAATTTATAATTGCGCGCATATTATCGCGCCCGACAGGATTTTGAGTATGGAGATGGAATGCATAACCAAGGTCAGGCAGTTGCTCGCGCTCAAGCCACTTCAGAACCTCGATATAGTCTCCACCATCAAAAGCATAATCGCCAGCATCATGGTCAAGGTCAACCAGAATATCATCATCCCAATATTGACGCTCGTAGAACATAATTGCCGTCTTAGCCTCACGCGCACTGCGTGCCCAAAGCCATTCAATACCTCCATTCTTCGGGGGCTCGCACAGGTCATCTACCCATAGAAACATGATTTTCTCCTTTCTCTAACTCTTTAGATATATGTTCATGAAGTTCATTAGCTTCACGCATTGCTTCTTCCTCCGCGCGAATACTCTGTTGACGAATATTTTCAATAAACCTATTCATTTCGCGCGCGCCTGCAAGGATATTGTCGTGCTTTTTCTTTTTCCGTCTCCATAAACGATATTTCATCTGGTCACCATAGGTTTTGAACCTGATAGTAAATTTCTCGCCATTATTTCTATAGGTAAACCAAATATTATAATATTCATTGACCTTCCAACATTCAGAAGAAATATTATAAAAAGCAAGAAACTGATTGAAGGTAAGAGCGATGTCTTCTGAGTGCGGGTCAATTTTTCGGAAATAGCGAAAGAAATCTTTGATGATTGCTTCGTATTCGCCATCTACATCAATAGTGCTAGCTACTGATGCAATAATATGAATCAAAAAACCAACTATCACCGCAAAAAACAAAATAATCAGAAGCACAACCATCTTTTCTCCCTCACTTTCTATATATATTATACCCCAAATTTTCAAAAAAGTCAAAAAAAATAGAGTCCGTTCACCAGAAAATGGTTTCCGAACTCTACTTTTCAATGTCCAATTTATACTAACTTACATATTTTCTCGTGTCAATCTATACTTTCGGTGAACAAGTGATTTCCGGCAAAATTTTTCACATAAATTCTGCCTCAAATTTATACTTACTTCGCGCGCCCGCCATCAAATTTTATCATTCATAACAGAAATTTCGGCAGCGATAAACAACAGTATAACAATCACCCAAAACATAACTTACTCCTTTACTATCTGCGCGAGCCATATCTTCACAGCTTCATTGCAGGGAAGAATTTCATCTCGCTGATTCTGTTTACAAATCTCTCGCGCAGGACAGTCTTTACAACCGCCGTCACTCCAAACCTTCGACAGAAAATTTGCTAACCCTTTATAGGAGGCAATTTCAGAACGAAGTTTATCTTCATTCGTCATTACATCATCACCCATAAATAAGTAGCCTTCTCCATTGCAGTTTCGACAAAATTCATTCTCATAGATGATAGTGCCATCATCACAATGATATGGATGCGAAATAATTCCCTTGCCCATGCATACAGGACAATACTTACTGGTCAACGTCTCCATTTTTTACCTCACTACGATGGTTGAGCACTGCATCCATTTCATCTTCATCAACCCACATAGGCATCATACCACCCATTGCAGGCTCACTATAATCATTCTCAATAGAAACTACAAATCCACCATCCTCAACACTCACAATAGCACTGCGCCCATTGCGTCCAAGGATACGAAGATAAGTTGCCACATCTGCCCACATTGCATCTTCGGCTTTCTTGGTAGTCTCTTCATCGGAACTCCATCGAGAGGAAGTTCCATAATTATCACGACAAAAAGAAAATCTATTCATTTTTTATTCTCCTTCCATTTCTCTAAGGCTTCCTTAGAAGTAAATTTCCATTCATAAGTTGCTAGTTCAGGGGTCTCTCCGCGCAGTTCCCAAAGTCTATCCAATACTTCTTCGCGCGGACGCCAAGTATTATCATCAACCAAAAGGTCAGACTTAGTGGCTCGCGCGAAAGAAAGTTTTACGTTCTTGGGGCACTCAATTCCTTCGGGCAAATATACTCCAATCATACGATTATGCCGGAAGGGGTGCAGCCCATTCATTGACGTATACTTCCAAAATTCAGTTCGCGCGAACCCATCTTTCAGCACTACAATATCAATGTAGCCCTGTTCTCCAAAGCCAATGAGTGATGCGAGTGTAGCATCTTTCAACCCTACCGCGCGCATACATCCATCAACTTCTTCATAGTGAGGTTTCGATGTAGGGTCAACCACAGGAGCAGACTTAGTTGGCGTGGGCTCCTTCCAGCTCTTTTGAGGTTGGCGGTAAATACGGATTTCTTTTTCCTTTCCTTTGAAATCAATTATCGCATACTCTTTTCTATCTTTGGTATAAGGTCCGCGCAAGATAGAATATCCACGATAAGACGGAGCAACATAGAAATCAGCCATACATCTCTCCCTCACTTTCTATATATATTATACTATAAATTTATAGAAAAATCAATCTTTTTCTTTATTCAATTTTTCTAAAGCAAAATGATATTCTGCCCATTTGCAATTCTTTTTGCAATAGCCATCAACCCAATACATATCACATCGGTCGCATAACTCACTCAGAAGCTCATCAAAGAGCGCGCGGTCAATAAACTTATCCATAGCTTACTCTTCAAAATCATCCTCGTCTTCAAAGACACGGATATAATTCAACGTTTCAACTATCTTCTGTATCCAACCTGCAAATCCCTTGGTGCTCGCGCAAGCTTCAAAAGGCCTCATCCCTATATTTTCAACATCATAACATCTTTCTTTAGGGTCATACTTCAAAAAGCAAATCACAAGACAACTCTTATGGTGTTTATCCCACTTGACAATCTCATATGTATCATCCGCGCCAGCCAGTAAGCGCAATTCATAATCTTTGAATATCATTTCTTTTTCTCCCCTGAGCAACGGAATTTAGCGTAAGAACGGTATAATAAAGCCATCTAGCAAATTCCGGCTTGCGCATACATTCTTCAACAAGAATGTAATCAATGAGCTTGATATCATAGCAAGTAATATCTTCATCTTCATCCTCTTGAAGGAAGCAAATTATCTGCTTATTATCCTCATCATCAAATCTAAATACGTCGTAGTCATTGGCTCCACTCCCTGCAAGGCGGGAAGGCAGAATTTTATATTTTTCAATTCCCATTTATATTACCTCTCAATCCCACAAATCATAAAAGTATTTATTGAGGAGAAGAAAGAAGCGTCGCTTTGCAATTCCCATCTCTTTCCAAACCTCATCATACCACTTCATCAAATCGTCTTTATCCCCAGTTTCATCATATCTACAAGGCTTGGTATCATAGTATTGACTTTCATCCATCCGTTCAAGACAATCAATCATCTCTTTGATGACGTTCTCCCAAGCCTGACGGTTCCACTCTTCATCTTTCGTATCATCAATAATCTTATACCCAACATGATACTTTAGATACTCTGTAAAAATATCTTTCGTCGTATCAATAAACCAAGCCTCATAATCCCAGCGAGCAATAGGGCTATATCCATGCTTCAAAACATACCCTATTCGCCGAAAGAGGCAGGGAAATTTTTTTATATTCTCCCAACAAAACTTAGGCTTGTAAGGGAAAAGCCCATTCGTAATCTTATTCCAACCCATCAGTTGCACTCCTTATACCCGCCGTAATCCACAATCTTCGGCTTTCCATCAACAATTGTCCAGTTTCCATTATGCAAATCCCCGATATGGTAAAAGTCAATAAACTTGTAAAGCTTCGCAACGAAGTCTTCTCCATACGCTTCCACCAAAAGCCCGCCGAGAGTTTCGCTAATAGTGTAGCGTGTAGGATACAGAGATTTGAACTTCTGCTTGCTATCTGCGGAGCAAACCTTCGGTTCACGAAAACTTACTTTCTTCTGCGCATAAATAGGATGGATACCAATCGTTCCAAGAGGCTCAACTTCTACAAAAGCCTGTTCTACGCCCCACTCGCAAGCCTGTGCATACAGCCAAGCTTCTGAGCCACAATAGTCATCTTCATCAAAGTCCACATCATAATCATGCCGATAGTCAATACCAGCACCAGTGAATTTTTCGTGTCCCTCTTCATATTCATAACCATCGCAACCAATACAAGGGTCATCAATTTTAGGCATATCCATAGCAGCTTCCCAAAAAGCACAGCCAAGACGGTCGGCTTTCTTCTGGATTTCCTCTTTACGAATAGCCATCTGCTCTTCATATTCTGCGCGTCGAGCACATTTTTCGCAATGGATGCACTCATCATTGTAATAAGTTGACCCATTGAACGGCACTTTCACGACATAATCGCAGGCATCAGCGATAATAACCGCTTTAGACGCGCCCTCTCGCACTTCGCCAACACAGCAATCATGGGTATCATACTCATCATACCAAAGAGGCTCGTTCTTCGCATCATTATCATCAAGAAAAGTCCGCGCAATTTCCACACAATCCATAATTTCCACATCAGTCATAAGTCAAAGCCCCTTTCTCATTTTCTATATATATTATACCATACCTTTTCAAAAATTTCAAATTTATAAAATAAAAGAGAGGGGTATATAACCCCTCTCAAATAAGTTCTACTATGATATTCATCACGCACAGCACAAGCCAGCCAATAGACCAACCAAGCTGGTTTCTGTTTTTAGAATTTCGATACTCCAAAAAACTACTAAGCGCGCCATACATACACATTACAAGCACAACCCAAAACATAATTATACTCATTCATCATCATCCTCATCATCAATTTTATCTATTCTTACAAGATACGGATTCATTCTTTCTTCAATAATATATACATCATTCTCATTGGTTGCTTCTACTGTAAAATAAGATACAATTTGTTTCCAATCAGCATCCTTATCAATTTCCACAATCAGTCTATCACTCTTATCAGGAATGATTGACCTGACCAAATAATATAGCGCGCCCGCGCCAATTACACATATACATACAAATATAAATATACTCTTGAAATATACTAGGCGCGCGGTAAATATTGTCACAATACAAACTGCAATAGACAGAATTATCATAAGTAAGTCCCATCGTCTTACAGTCTTTGCACCAACAATATGCACGCCTGGAAATTCTTTTTCAAAAGTAGTTTCAAAATCATCCATAGGTTTTCTCCTTATTTTATATGTATATTATATCATAAATTTTGAGATAAATCAAAATTATAATGCCCGCATCAGTTCCTAGAAATTTCGCAAGAATATCAAAGATAATTTAGTTTGCGCCATAGCTTCTTCTGCTTGTTCTCCCCACATCCCCTTTTCAAACTTTTCCAAGGGCAAAGAACCATATTTGATTTCGCCAGTGAGTAAAGAGAATTTGAAAAAGCTATCCATTTCATCAGAACATCTTGCAATAGTGTCGCTTATCTTATCCAAGAAAAAGGATAAAGGAATATAAACCCCATCAAGCGCAAAGAAATGTAAGGCATTATGCCCTTCTGGAACAAGACTAGTACATAGAGTTGCATAGTCATCAAATAAGAAACTTGCAATAGTCTCTGCAAAACTGTCAAGTATAGGCCCAGGGTCTTTTCCATCACCAACAGCGCCTTTTGTAAATTGTATAAGTTGTGATATAAGGGCACTAGCTCCGCGCGTACTAAGATTTGCATCTTTGGATAGCATACCACTTAAAGTGTTCATAGAAATTTCAGTTTCACCGTGAAACCCTCTAAAATTTTTGCCCAGAGTATAACTTTTCGCATTGACATAGGCAATAAAGTTGAAGCCTTCCTGAGTAATAGGATTTGAACCAGACATAAATTTACCCAGAGCGGTATTGGCTATAACATTCTACATACGAATACTATCTTCAGCATCTTGTCTAGCTTTTGCATCCTATAATGCCTGTTGTTGGGCATCCAAATATGTACCTGCATTTGCTCTATAGAAAAATACAATATCTGCTTTTTGTTTATTGATGTCGCCACCGTGGATTATAGTAATATCAGAATTTCCTGCGTTTACTTTAGACGCTAAGGCAGCCAAGATGACCTCGGCTAAATTACCCATCTTAGACGCGCTACCAGAAACGTTACCTATCTTTTCTGAAAGAATTTTTATAGCTTTCTTTTTTGACCTTTCAGGTTGTTTGAGTTCATTTGCTGCCTAGAGTATTTCTTCTCTTGATTTATCGAAACCCATTACTGTCCAAACCTATTGTAATAAAGGATTTTTACTAAGGTCGCCGCCCAAAGCACGCAGTTCTTCGGCAAGTTGAATATAGGGGTTCGTTCCTGCGTCTACAGATGCTTGCCAACTTTGATTTACCAGCTATGATTCTGACGGAGGTTCTACTACTTTGCCATCCTTTGTGCCCCACTTTGGAGCAAAAGGTTGACTTTCAAACATTCTAATAAGAGTATTATTTATTAGTTCGGGTAATTCTGCATCTATCGCTTTAGCCATGGCATAAGCATTCAAATCTCTCCATTCTGACATATGGTCTTTGATTGCTCTTGTCATTGCCTCTTGACCACCCTTATTCCAAAAAGTACTAAAGTATGAGCCAAACATCTAAGATATATCTATCTTGGCTAGAGATGTAGCTTTAGACTAACCATACTTTATACGAGCCATATTTCTTTCATACACATCTTTTGACTATATTACTCTATTGATAGCTTCAATCAAATCCTTATAAAAATTTGGAGATGCCATAACTTCTGCGCTAAAAGTAGTGCCCCAAGCTTTTTCTAGTGCCATAAGTTCTTTCTTCAATTCATTTTGAGCTTGCGCTTTCAATGAAGACGCAATCTAAGGTAAATTAGATTGGGCAAAAGATTGCGCGTTTGAAAGAGAAGCTGTTGCGTGATTATATAGTGTCCCATAAAGAGGATTTACTTTTGCATCTTCAGCAAGACGTTTATAATATACAAGGCCACTATTCTATTTATAAAGAACATTACTTCCATTTTTATTAGATAGCCTTTTTCTTGGTGTAGCCATACACTCACCACCTACAAGTTATTCTTCTAATTATAAGTAGATTTTGTATACTATATATTCTAAAAAAGAGGCTCGTTCGCGCGAGCCTCTTGGAGAGTATTTTCAATCAAGCAAATCGCAAAGTGAAGCAATAGCAGAACGTTCGTTCTTTTCTAGTTTTACATATCCGAACAAGGGCTGTCCAGCTAAACGTTCAAGCATAAGTTCCATTCCACTATCTTTTCTAAAAGCTTCTGTATCTGCTTGTTTACAATCACCATTGATAAAAAGTTGGCTCCCTTCGCCAACTCGTCCAATAAGTAATTGAATATTCTTTTTTGTAAGGTTTTCACCTTCGCTTACATAAATAATGGACTTTTTGAAAGAGCGCCCGCGCAAATAATACAAAGGTTCAATTTCAATTTCTTCACGTTCAATTGCTGAAAGTAAAGCTTCTTTGCTTCCGAGAATATCTGCGAGTGGCATTGCCCAAGGAAGAGATTTTGAAAGTATATCTCCAGGAATGTACCCTATATCCTTTGAACCTTCAACACCGATATTATTTCTTACATAAACAATCTTCTCAATTTCACCGCTCTGAAGCATTGCATAGGCTTGAGCTAGCATAAGAAAATCTTTACCTCGTCCGAAACTTCCGCCTAGCATCTTGATGCCTATATCAGGATTTTTCAACATATCAATCGCTATACGTTGTTCAGCATTACGAGGTTTTACTTCACCAATGTAATCAGTTTGAATGGTACGAAAAGGCACTCGGACAAAATAGCCTTCAGTATTATAACGGAAATAGTCCACTGGATTATCATCTTTATCTGTTGCTATAAGATACTCATTCACCAAAAATTCGGGCGCGCCAGTACCTAAATTTCCATAGGTGTATAGTTGGCTCAACACATCATCATCGAGTCGTAATACCTTATAACCTGCATAACCCATAATTCATCTCTCCATAAAATAAAATAGCCCGCATATGCGGGCGCCCTCTAAATTGGATTCGAACCAATATCCTCCGCTGACGCTGTCAGTCGGTGTTCTTCCGTTGAACTACTAGGGGATAAGTGTCTAGATGAAGGTTCTACCACATAGACATAGGCTCATATTCATTTATATACCGCGCCAAAACTTCCAAAGGAAGTAAACCGTCGTTTGGAACCAAAGCCATCCGCGCGGGTAATGGTGCCTTCGAGGTGAATTGAACACCTATCTTCGGGTTACAAATCCGAAGTAATAGCCATTATACTACAAAGGCATATGGCGCGGAGCAATGAAAACGATTCATATAGCCTTACGACTACGCACTACTTAGCAGGTAGGCTCCAGACCTTCTGGATTTACTCCGCATATAAAATAGAATAGAGAGAACATTGCCGGCTTGTGCTCTGTTTTACCCGTATACAAGGCGTTCTCAAAGGTGCAACCCGCGCATCACCACGGAACAGGCTAACCCTACTATTCTATTTATGGCGAGCGCCCTCGGACTTGAACCGAGACACACCTCACGATGCTACTAACACTTTTCAAAAGTGTTTCCTTGCCAATTAGGATTAGACGCCCATTTATTTTACAACATATCCTGAAAAATGAGGATATTTCTTACACTTATATGTTCTAAGAGTAGAATTGGTATATATATCTTTATCTTCTTTTTCAAGATAGCAATAATCACAGTTTTCAATACAATTTCTATCCATATGAGATTTGACGCAATTAGAAAACGCAATTACTGTTTGATTGCCTTTTCCGCCCTTTGCCCAAAGAAATTCATGCAACATTACTTGTTTCTGCGCATCTCGATGGTCTCGTGCAAGTTGAGTAAAAGCTTCAGAAGCTTGAGCAGTTGAACAAAAAATCTGGCTCATTGCTCGCGCGGACTGCTCATATCTGTCCTCTATTTTCAACTTATCAAATACTTCATCCAAAGTCCTCTGTCTTACCCTGGGCGCTACATTCACCAATTGCGCATAATCCATAGGCAAAGGAGTATAATACTGCGCTACTGCCCAAGGGTCTCGCGCATACATATTTGCGAGAGGGTCGGGCCGGCGCGCAGGCTTGGGAGTAGGGTCATACCCACAAGAAACGCACGCTGTCTCTCCTTCAGGTACATAGCACCCACACTTTTCACAATACTTACTTTCGCGCCGACCCATAAAATTACTCCTTACTCAATATCCATAGGCTCAAGTGCGCCCACATCATTCAGCACATTAGCCAGTTCATCAATCGCATTTTCCCACCGTTCACCAGCATCATAAGCATAACCCTCAAGCTCGTGATACTCACGCTCAACATCATCAATAATTTTGTCGAAATACGCAAGTTTCTTTTCGGCGCGCGCCTTACGCTTCATTGCTACCTTTACATTGGCTCGCGCGGAAGCAAGTCGCTTGCCCATTTCAACATCAAATTCATCGTGCTCACTGCATACAGCAACACCCTTTACAGTCTTGCCGGCATATGAGGTGAGTGCAATGACTTTCTTCTGCTCAGGGAGGATAATGAACTTATACTTCTCAATAGGATAGGTTTTCATTTTAGTGTTTCCTTTCTTCTTTATTTTATGTATATATTATACAATAAATTTTGTAATTATTCAAATTATTGATTGACTGAACAAAAGATATATTAGGTCTTATATCTATCTTTCTGCGCTCCTGCCGAACGGAAATTAGCAGACTATCTTATAACCTACTTGAATTAGACGATTTGTTCAATCTATCTGGCTGCGGTGGTTGGATTTGAACCAACGAAAGCATTGCTAGAACATTCAAAGTGTCCCCTGTTTGTCCACTTCAGTACACCGCAATATATAAATCAAGACGCATTTCAATATATATATAGTCAAGATATATTATAAAAAATTGCTGTTATGCGTCTTTATACATTATTCAAACCCACTTAGAACAACTTGAAGAAACTATCCAGCACCCTATCCAGTGCGCCTGTATAACTTATCGTTGCAGGTTCTGCATAGTCCTCATTGAACTTGCGAATGTCCGCAAGAAGCTTTTTATACTGCTCACGAATAGCTTCCAGACGGGCTTCCTTTTCAGCTTCGAGCTTTTCCTTGCGCTTACGCTCATTGTCATGAGCTTTCTCACAAGCAAGAGCTTTCGCTTCACTATCGTAGGACTTACCGCAATCACTACATACATAGACTACCTTAGGCATAGTATACCTCCTAAATTTTTTGATGTATGGCAGAGCGAGTGGGACTTAAACCCACGATCTCGACAACCCAAATGTCGCACCTTATCAACTAGGCCATCGCTCTATATAGAGAGGCAGTTTTTAGAAGTAAGATCCCAAGGAAAACTGCCAAACCCTACAAAGAAAAAGAGGAAACGAAACGGTTGGCCCAACAACCGTTCTGGTGGGCGAGGCTGGTGCCGACCCAGCTATTCCCGAAGGAGCTAGATTTACAGTCTAGTGTAGTTGCCGATTTACTACTCACCCATAGAGGATGTTTTTATTTAAAGTAAGAACATCTTAACTTACTAAAATCAAGTTGCGTAAATAGAAATCGTCCAAGATATGCATAATAAAAATTGTGGTTGTCAACTTCTGCTGGTACTTCCACTCAGATTCGAACTGAGACTACAATGGGTTTGGGCCATTCCCCTCTACCTATTGGGGTATGGAAGCATAGTGAGTGGTTTTCGGTCCTCCCAAGGAAACCACTCGAACCTCGAAACGTTTCTGCCGTTCATTTTTCGATACTTCCACTAAAAGAACAGACAAAGAAAAAGGTTGAGCTAGACGTCTTTTCGACCTAACGCAGTCTGGAGTGAGACCCGCTCACGCATCTCTCCTTTGCGACCTCACAAGAGTTTTACGTCGTGAGTGAGATATTGGACGTAGATTATTCACTTATTGATTGCCAGAACTAGCTGACGTCTCAGGAGGATAACAATCTAACAAGTGATAATCTGTGGTGGATAGTAGAAGACTTGAACTTCTAACCTCTCGCGTGTAAGGCGAGCTCTCTTCCAGTTGAGATAACCATCCATAAATACAAGGCGCGGGCCAGATAAACTGGCTCATTTGGGGTCAAGCAGGCTAAAAGTCGCTCGACAGTATATATAATGTATAACTATATCTTTTTTCAAAGATTGCAGTTCCACGCCTTTATTTTGCTAAGGAGTACCAATCAAAAAACACACAAAACATAAATCAAGACCCACAAAATAATTTTCGCGCTCTAGCCAACTGAGCTACCTGGCGTACCATACAGGCCGTCTGGAGTGGATTCGAACCACCGACCACGGGATTAGCAGTCCACAACTATTATAGAATGTTTGCTGTAAGGGTCTTTTCTCAAAACTAACTAAAATCCAAAACTAACTAAAGTAAACTATCCAAGGCTCTAGCATTTTGCCATTATATTTATATTTGCTTTACCAACTAAGCTATATGCTTTCGCATAATTGGAGTCGAACCAATAACACAATAGAATTATAAATCTATCGCTGTAAGAGCCTTCTACTAAATGCTAAACTTATTCGTCTCGCGCCATATCTCTAAAGAAATTATATCCACGTCCATCATCCTTACGAATTTTCGCGCGAATAGAACGAACAGGATGATTGCCAGAACCCTGCTTGGGTTTTACTTTCCACTTCGGCGGAGTATAGTGAGGATTGCCACTACAATAGTGGTTCTTACACTTGAAAGGGCTAACCCCGCAAGTTCCCATACAATCAAAATAAGCCATTAGATTTCTTTCCTTTCTTCATCTTATGTATATATTATACACTAAATTTTCAAAAAACTCAAATTTTCTGGTGCCACCGGCGAGTTCGACCTCGCAATCCCTCGCGGGCGCAAGCTTCTAAGGCTTGTATGTATACCTTCCATCACGATGGCATATAGATTAGATACGGCGTTCAAGAGGCAATTTATAGTGGGTCGGTATATACAAAGCGGTTTTGTAATCTCGAATAATACGTTCGCGCACATAAGGTAAGGTGTATGCCTCGAAATACACGATGTCATACTTTACTGGGCTATTCACATTATACTGCGCAAGCACTTCATTCATAGTGAATGGAATATAATTTTCTTCCACTTCGCGCGCCCAGTTCTCATCATAAGGCGCTTTCAAAAGATAGTGGATGCAATTCGCCCAGTTAGAAATGCGGCCCTGATGCTTTTCAAAAGAAGCAATCTTAACAATATCATCGCGCTCATAAATTCGTTTCAGTACATCCACGGGTGTTTCCATACTATAGCAAATATTCTGCACGCCCATATCACGAATTGCAATGTACTTTGCGCCGAGGTCAAAAAGCATTCCAAGCTCAAAGTCAGCATCTTCCTTAGACTGATAAGAATAAATTTCGTGAACCACCGAGGAAAGCACCAAGCAAGTGCGCTCCATTTCAGGCTCAAAAACACTCTCCACAAAGCCAATAGAAGTATCTTTTGTATGCTCTTTCGCGCGAGCCAGCATATCATCAGAAGCATCATAACCAATAAGAGTCTGACGCGGATGCTCTTCATTGATACGCAAAAGAAGAGACCCATCGGCGCATCCATAGTCTACAATAGAGTTTGTAGTGTGCTTGATTTTGTCCCAAAACCACATTTTATCCTCAATCGAGGAAGCCATTTGCGCGTTGTAGGTATCAAAATTGGTGATGTCCATTTGTCTCTTCCTTTCTAGTGTATTAGTAGTGTATGGTGATGCCAAGGGGATTTGAACCCACTATCGCCAGAGTGAAAGTCTGGTAACCTAGCCAATTAGTCTATGGCACCGAATACGCCAGCCACTACAATCCATTGACCAGACTTCCTGTAGTGGCTAACTAGGCTATAACCTCTAAAACGAAGATACCGTTGCAGTGGTCAATTCCGAAACGGTTTCCGCGCAAGTAAAAGGATTTCTCTACTTTCGGAAAGACTTTCGTTTGCCACTTGTAGCCCGCCAGAGGTGTGAAAGCCTATTGGTGGTCGTTTTATTTATTCTCTCAACGACCAAAAGAGCACAAAGAAGGAGGTAGAAAAAATGAATAATTAGCCTTTCAATTGCGGGAGCCAACATAGATGTTGGCTCTCACGCTCTATAACACTATGCTTTGAGTTAGGCTCTATTATAGGCGGAGCAAAGTCCAAGCTACTTACGCCATATTAGTGGAGGTAGATTACGGATTATATCCTTCCTCCCAAATGGTTGTGCTTGATAGAGTCGAACTATCATCTGACGATTATAAGTCGCCGGCTCTTACCACTGAGCTAAAGCACAATATATAGGGCGAAACTTACTTCGCCCGATGCTCCTTGCACACATACACCGCAGGATGTTCTCCCTTATTCGCGCGATACAGCGTTCCCTGTGCGCCACATACACTACAAGAATGAACAATAATGGGTCGCGCGGAAAGTTTTGCCTGACGCGCAATAGAGGATTTAGAACCAGGCTTTTCAATGGAGTTATAAGCTTTCATATAACCTTTATTTGTAGACATAAATGTTTTCCTTTCTTCTTTTTGAAAAATAAACTCAAGACGCAGATTTTTTTGTTGGATTTGAACCAACTAATTCGTTTTTGCAGAACAAATTTTTTACCTTGTAAAAATTGCTGTGTGCGTCTTTAGTATGGCAGCGGTCTTCAGATTTGAACTGAAATCTAAGGCTTTCTTCACTACATCATATTACTATGACCGTTTACACGTTGTAGTCCGGACTATGTCTTCTCCTTGCAATCTTGTTTAGGAGGTTGCCGTATAGTCTCTACACGTTCCACTTGGCTTCGCTCGGCGTTACCCTAAAGGGCTTTCACCGAATTAGACAACATTCATTTGGTAGTTTCCATTCCAAATGTCCAAATTACTTAGAGGCCCCTATGCTAAACCATTACACCAGACCGCAATATTGAGCTCTCATCCACTTTCTAAATATATTATACTCCAAAATATTCAGAAAGTCAAAATTCTAGGTAGCTTTTGAAGGATAAACTACCCCGAACCTTGGAGGAGTATGTGGGAATTGAACCCACCGCGCTAGATTGGAAGTCTAGAATATTAACCACTATACGAATACTCCATGGATGGTTTCATCCTCCGCGCGAGCACACCATCAACTCTACGCCCTACTTCTAATCCATTTCTTTTTCCTTACTCTTATAGGACTTATTATTATTTTACATCTTCTAATTACTTTACTTTCTACGCAACCTATAATTTCTGAGGCAAAGACAACCTGCGCATTTAGAAACTGGAAGCGCGCCATTTGGTGGTCGTTTTATACAGCAACGACCAAACTGGACGATGGGATTGTACTTCTCCCTTTATCGTATTCTGCACTCGCCTACGCAGGAGCTTTATATTTCACAAAAGCACTAAAACCTAGTCAATTTCTCGTAATCGACCTAACGCTTAGGGCATTGACACAGCCTAAGACGCGAGCTTTTCACGACTGCCAGCGGAAGCTCACTCCCAGCGTAGCTTCTTGCTAGATAGGGTACATTTTACGCTACGAACCCTTCACATAAGCGGGATTACTATCGCCGTGCCTGCGGGAAGATTTTGGGACTTCCAACCCGTCACGTGTTCGTTAGGAGACCGTTACTAAAACCCCATAGAGGTTCATCCTCTCGCCTCTATACAAAGTTTAGCTTTTTGGGTTATAAGCTAAACGAACCCTTTTCTTCTCTGCCAGACTCCTGCTTCATTGGCGCCTAGAATGCAGAGCGCGCAGAGTAAGAAGTACGGTTACTTTCGTTTTCTTTATATTATAGTGCGATTACAAATGACAAGCCACATATCGCCGCCCTCCTATTGGGTCTGTGACGCCAGTGGTAGTTTACCGTAAATCCATCCTCTCTCGCACTACCCTGATTATTTAAAGACGCATTAGGGCACGTCTATGGGTGCAGAGGGCGGTAACGCTCCGCCGGAGAGAAGTTTATGAGACTTCTTTGAGGACTTCCTCTCTCTGCCAAGTAATAAGGGCTTTACGGACCCAATTGAATGGCGTCAACCATACCGGATTTTCTTACCAGGTATCTACCTGGAATGGAGTTTATGTAGACATCCATTATGTCTTGGTGGATGCGGAGGGTCACGATCCCTCAATCCCACACGGGCAACAGATTTTCTTACTACTCTATATTTCTATAGCCGCATTTCTGCGTTGTAGTCTGGAGCACGTCTTTACCATATCTAAGATACCATCCCTTTATATGGTATTTTAGACTTAGGTAGCTAGTATATGCTCTCTACACATTTACAATCATAGCTTTAGCAAACGAATTTTGGACTCTCACTACCACTATATGAGCATCTGCTAAATAAAGTGGAAACTATTATTGATTTAGCTCGGCGTTGTCTTGGTCTTTCACCGAATTAGCCAGCTTCTACTCTTGCCGTTTCCAACAAGGCACTCTCGTTTAGTGTCCACCAAGAAGAAAGTCTGTCTTGTATACCAATTCCAACACGCATCCATATCTCACTTTCTGTATTTATTATACACTAAAATTCCCAGAAAGTCAAAATTTTAGCGTATCTTGTGGCAAAACACCCAATCCACAAATGCCCTCTTCGTGGGGATTTTGAATGCTGGTTCGCGCGCACCATACATTCCATTTCGTATTCACGGAAGTTTTCTCTTGAGGAATGGAAAACTACAAATCACCGAAGGTTTCTCTCGTATCCTCCAACGGTCGCATATCCGCAGGCACTGCCGAGTTTCTTGTGCCGTCGCACACTCCGCCCCGCTATATGCATATAAGGCATTCAGAAATTTATCTCTCCCTCAACCTTACATATATATTATACACTAAATTTTCCAAAAATTCAAATTTCACGCATCATACTCACGCATCATTTCTTCCATAAACTTCTGGAACTCATTATACTCTCCATCACGAATAGACCCACGCAAAAGAATTGTCTCACGCCAGTCGCTCCAATGATACCTATCCACAAGTTCCAACCGTTCATAGTTCACAACCATCTGCCGTAATCGTGCAAGTAATGTATCGCGCGCATAACCTACAGTAGAGAAGGAATAATTTACATCTATCCAACCATCTTCCATTAGTTATTCTTCTCCTTTATTTCTTTTATAAGTTTAGTCTTGAGGGTCTTATAGGCTTCTTCGCGCTTACCACTAGTGTAAAACATTTTTCCTACTGCCACAGTTCCGCCATCAGCAGTCCACTGATCTTTCCAAGCTTGTGCCCATATATCTCCACGCACAATTTTAGCCATATACACTCTAGACTTAGGGAAATAGCCAACTACTACAATAATTCTTTCCATAACTAGTCCTCCCTTTCGGTTAGATTTTATGGGACTATTTACTTGATAATACGATTGCGCAGGAACACACCTGGACAAGACTCGCTAATCTTGACAGTCTTACCGTCCTTCTCAATTTCCTTCTCAACAGTGCCAGAGCAAGTAAAGACGTTGGTGCCAGGATGGGGAACCATATTGGCGCCACACAAACGGCACTTAGTAGGCTTCTGCTTACGCTTTATCTTAGATACTGGTTCCTTATAGCCAAGCTCTTTGAGAACGACATTCCAATCGTTAGTTGTAATCATTTAGTTTTCCCTCACTTTCATTTTCTATATATATTATACCATTATTTTTCTGAATTTTCAAATTTTGGGCTCTGCCATCTGAGCATTTGAACATAGATATTGTCTAGACTATCTATATCTTGGTAGAATATCCGCATCCTAGGTTCTTGAATGCGGTCAATATGGTAGTGCCCAAGAAGCCAAACATCATAATCTATGTCTGCACGCAAAGCCTCAAGCCAATGTTCCATAGTTTCATCTACAGTAGATTGGTCTACACAAGCCAAAAATTTGTCTATTGGGCGCGAATTATATGGTGCAGTATGGGTCATTACAAAATCAAAATGCTGACCTTCCATAAGCTTCTGACACTCATAACGCTCTTGAGCAGTAAGTTGCTCATCAGGATGCCAAGTCCAATTGCGCATAAGACGATAATACTTATCTACAGAATAAGCATGGCCTATAATGGCACACTTATACTTGCCGAGCATATAGATACCATAGTCTTCGAAATAACGAAGATTAGGAAAGTAAGGATTCCACCATACCCAACCTTTTACTGCTTCATCATATACTCGTTCCATATTGTATGTGTTTTGTGGACGCATATCGTGGTTTCCGCAATAGGTATAAAAGCGACAAGGAAACTTGGATACCTCTTGCCACACTCGCACATCCCGCTTGCCACCGAAGAAATTTGCGCCACAATCGCCAGCAATTACAATATAGTTATTTTTATCCTGGGCAATTGGATTGTCTCGGAAGCGAGAGAAGTCTGCATGTGTATCCCCAGAGAAGAAGTAATTGACACTCAAAATCATAAACCACCTTTCTACATAGAAGTTCTAATCACAAGCCCATTTAGAAGGCGCGGGCTCGATAAATTTATAGGTTGGGAGGGTGTTAACCCTCCCAAAGTTCATTCAACTACAGGCTCTTCGCCCTCAATAGGAAGAACATTGACATTGACTTTCTTTGCCATCGCGCAAAGGTCGTCAATAAGTTGAGAAATTTCCGCAAGCTTGGCATCAGTAAGCTCATAATCCATTTCTTTGGCTGTGGTCTGTATCATAGCCATAACCCAAGCTTTCTTATCGGCTCCCTCAGAGAGCTTCTTTTCGGCTTCTGCCATATACACAGCAACAAGACCAACGAGCTTGGGCCAATTCTTCTCTTTGCCATAAGCAACAATTGTATTGTATAACTTATAGCCAAGAGGAATGATTACAACGAGACAAGACAGAACCTAAATGGCAAGCTGTATCCAAGAAAGAACTTGTTCCATAAATTTTCACTCCTACTAGTAGAATACCCTTTCGGGTTGGTGGGCTAGACTGGAATCGAACCAGCGTCAGACGTCTTAAAAGGGCGTTGCCTGAACCATTAGGCTACTAGCCCATAAAGGTAGGAGCTATCTTTACCCTTGTGTTTAGTCTTTCTCGTATACTTAGTTTTATCTCGCTCTACTCGTGTGACTGGATTTACATCGCCCCAAGAGCCTCGTATTGTTCGCGCCATTTCGTTGAAAGTGCGAGGTTTAGTTTTCTTCTTCTTCACTTTCTTCTGCCTCCTTTACAAGCCATAAGCGAAAAAGTTCTCGTTCAGTGCTTTCTCTATCACAAATAGGACAATAGGCTGTCCCATTAGTAATTGATAAATGGTGTCCACATATGGGACAATTCTTTATATTCATATTTTACCTTCCAATCTTTCAAAAATCAAATCTTTAAGCAAAAAATTCTTACAAATATAAATAGATGCAAAACTTACGCCTTTTGCCATAGAAGTATGCGCGAGGTCGGTATAGAAATTGATACGTTTATCAAAAACTAAAGCTTGCGCGCCCACTAAATCTTCAAATCTTCCTTGACCTTGGAGCGTTGGAAGAGGCAAGAGAATAGCATACGGCTTCCCTATTTCAACTAACCTTGCTAAAATAGCATCCTTGCAAGAAAAAGGAGGATTACTTATAATACAATCATAATGCTCTTCTGGCTCGTAGAAAAAGAAATTTTTCCCCTCATCAATATTTGTGGCAATAACTGTATGTTCAGCTTCACGAAGAAGTTTCACATACTCACTATCTTGAGTATCGAATGGACACCAGATAGTCTTGGAAGTATCTCCAAGATATTTTATAATAGGCTTTACCGCATAAGCAGGAGTATAATATTCATCTGATGCTCTATCTGTTTTAGCCCGAAGATAACCTGTATTTGCCATTATTATAACCTCTATAAATAAGTAGTTTTTCGCGCGGACGCCCTATACAAAAATCCATACCATTCTAAAATTTTATGCTACCCGCGCCGAGTAATCAAAGAACGTATTCAGGCCCTTCATTATCCTCATCTTCATCCCATTCTTCATCTTCAATTCCAAAATCAAAATGGGTTTCACAAATATCATCATACACTAAATAGGAGAAACAAATGCGTTCATCTTTCAGCTCACCAATCAGTGCGCAATCATCAAACCTCTCAATGGAGTTATAGCCTTTATCTTTCATCTTATTATGGAAGATAATCATCCCATTTCCATTTTCCCAATTATAGTATCTAAAATCTACGCTATGAATTTCAGCATCACATCCACCCTCAACAAGAGCAAGCACTGTACAATGTTCAATTAGAACTTTTTGGTTATCCCCAAGGTAGGGCGTAATATCCGGAGTAAATTCAAAAGACATAAACTAATCCCTCCATTCTGATATAATTATATCATAATGGAGGGTAAAAATCAAATTTTAGAATTTTAGCATTTTATCAGGCTCTAGATATATTATCTCTTTGAAGTGCATCCGCGCATAACGTATTTCACTTTCTGTTGAAGAGCCAATATATCCATCCTTATTGATAACAAAAATCGCATTACTCATATCTATTTTCCGCTTATGGAGCTCATCCAATTGTGCTTTCTGTTCATCAGTAAGTGTTGTCCCATCACTATGCGCAAACACTCCAGGCATAAGAACCGCCCAACCCTTGAGGGTATAGTCCCGCGCGATATTTAGGAAATCCTCCATAAAACGTGTAGAACCACAAAGAGTGATGATTTTGGGTTTACCCTTTACAGGCACTTGAGACTTACAACCGCGCGCATTACATAGTTCACGTTCTTTAGTGGCCCAACACACAGTTTTACTATATTCCTCGTGGGCATAGCGACAGTCGGTCATCCTTCAAGACCTGCCCAAATTGTAGTATAGATTAGTTCGAGGTCTACTTGCCAACACGAATCAATTACGTCCCCTTTAGCCTTCTTCTCTTTATACTGATAAGAAACCTTATTCACTTCATAGCCGTTTGTGCGCCCGTCCTGCTTGTAGTGCTCAATGAGTGCTTTAGCCTCATCTTCAGTCTCACAACGAAATGTCAACTTTTCTTTCAAACGCAACATTAGTTTTCTTTCTCCTTCAAAATCAAATTGAAAATAATTCCAAGTACAACAGCCAGAGCAGTCCCAGTAAGAGTAAAATCCCCTTTACCAAGAATAAGCCCGCTCAACCCAGTGCTAAGTACAATACCAGACACCAGTAAGTTTTTAGTATTCGTAAAATCTACTTGTTGAAGTTGCTTGATACCACTATTAGCAATATAAGAATAAAGAATAATTGCTGTGCCACCGCCAATAACGCAAGAGGGAATAGAGCTAATAAATGCCTGCACTGGTCCAATAAATCCAAGTAAAATCATTATAAGCGCACAACCAATACTTGAGTATATACTTGCGCACTTGCTAAAACCAATAGTGGCAATTCCTTCACCATAAGAGGTAGCTCCTAGACCACCAACAGAAGAACTAACAATATTGGCAATACCCTCGCCAAGAAGAATACGAGGAATGCCTGGCTTTCGATAAAGGTCTATACCGGTAATACCACTCAGCGCTGCGTGATCGGATAGAATTTCCATCATACAACTAATACTAAATGCAATATATGTGATAATAATTGGAAGCACACTAAAATCAATTGCAGTCCACTTTGTAAAAGCAAAATCAGGAAGTTGAATAAATTTTACACCGTTAAATACTGTAAAATCAATAAGGCCGAAAGGAATAGATACTAAATAACCAGCAAAAATACCAATAAGGAATGGAAACAGAGAAAGCATTCCTTTACAATAATGGCTAACTAAGGCAATAACTAGTACGGTAAAAAGTGCAATGCAAAGATTTAGTTGGGTCGCGCCAATATATCCAGGGATATAAGCAACAAGAGAAAGACCAATAACCACTGTGATAGACCCAATCAAAACTCTAGGAAAAACTTTATAAATACTTTCTACACTCGTCTTAGAAAAAGCAAAAGCAAAAATTCCATAAGTCAATGCAGATACAAGGCCACCAAGTGCAACAGCAGTATACCCACCAATAGCGAGCGCGCCAAGCACAGGAGCAACATATGCTCCACTATTAGAAATTATCATAGGTGACTGGAATTTGGTGATACATCCATACACCAAAGTAGATAGACCCGAGCCAACTAATGCGCCAGACACACTTACACCGCAAACATTTGCAATAAGCACTGTTGCCGTAAAACAACTAAGCATCATTTGTAGCGAGAATAAAACTAACTGCCCCAATGGAGGCTTATCCTTTATTCCATACTTCATTCAATTTCCTCCAAATTCACTTCTCTAAACAAGTGTTGGACTGTACCAGAGGGAGTAACACTAATCAAAGAAATATCATCATTTAGCTCATCATAATATACATAATAATTACCGACAAAACGCTCAAAATGGCAACGAGTCATATCATTTTCAAATTCTTCAATAAGTTCTTTGCCAGTTTTCCGTTTGCCTGCAACTTTCTGCCCATATTCTCTGGCATACCTTTTTAGAAGCATAATTACTTCATCAATAGTATATACCAAATCTCCATACTGCTTGATAAGTCCAGTTACATAGAGATTCTGATAAGAATACTGTTGCTCTCCAAGCTCACTTGCGCCGCCAGCATCCTTTGCTGGGCTACTAGTCAAATGGCATTGGCGGTTATCTGTACAAATACCAATAATATGCTTATGGTCTCCGCGCGCAATCTTTTCGTGAAATTTTCCAATCTCTGCACACGTCCCGCTAGGCAACACATCACCGTCAATACATGCCACAAGAACATCCGTTTCATCGAGACGAAGATTATCTGCCTCCGCTATTTCGCGCGAACCGGCAAATTTCTTCTTCCCCTCTGTGCCATTTATGTCAGAATTTTCCAAAGGACTATATAAATCTACTCCTGGAATGGCTTCTCGAATTTTCTGCGCCCACTCGGTATTACGAAGCAAATCTCCATAGGTAAAGATTGGCCCAGCCAAATAAATCTTCATCTTTCTTCCTCCTTTCTCAACAAATTCCACAAATCCTCCATTGTCCGCAAAGGAACATCTTCCCCATCTATAGTCACCATATACGGCTTCCATTCGCGCCCGCAATCCAATTCATACATCCAATAACTAATCCAGTCTTCATCATCATTCATCACAGTGCGTAGAATATCAAGAACCAATTCACTATCTTTTGGCGCCATTATATATGTGTCAGTAAAATATTCTTCCACTGCTTGTGCAAAATTATTGAATTTCTTTTCACTTTCAATATATCGCCCAAGAAAATCTGCAAATTCTTCATACGTCAGTTTCATTCACGATAATCTCCTCATAGGTTTTCCAAAATATATGCTCTTTTACTGGATAAAATTCGTTTGCTACGCCCTTGACAATAAAATCATTAGGTTCAATGATATATGGCCCATCTGGTGTTTCAAGAACTAGTCTATTCCCAACCTCAACTAAATGACGCGCGCAAAATTTCATCACATCAGAAGCATTGCTACCATCAAATTGGATAGCAGTAGTAAATGTCGGCTTGCGCCTGAATATTCTCTCCATTGTTTCTCCTTCCATATACTAAAGCGGACGGAGCAATATACTCCGCCCGTATAGTCTATAATACAGGGGTTATTTATTTGCCTTTTTCTCTGCGCGCTCCTGCGCCCTACGAGCCTTTTCAGCTTCTTTATCTGCGCGAGCCTGCGCGCGCTCAGCACTCTTTTTCTGCTGTTCAGCATAGTCAGCCAAATACTCTGGAACTTTATCCTCATTACATACTGAGATAGTCAGTTTACAATGGGTATGACTATCAATAGTAATAAGGCTACCACCAACCACAGGCTCAAAAGTATATCCGTTCTGTGCAAGAGTTTCAAGAACCATATCATAGAGGGTCGCGCGCAGAGAAGCCTCACGTTTTACATCACGTTTTCCGTTTTCCATAGTTTACTCCTTTATCTCCAAAATAGGTATTTGTTTTATATAGGTAGTTTTAGTTTATAATTTAGTTATGGTCGCAATCACAGGTGTGCTTAGTGGGCGCGCCCTGCATCATCTGGCTCATAAGCATAGCCATAAGCATAGAATTATCGCTACCCTTATCGCCCATAAGAGCATAGAGCATCATAGGATTGGACGTAAAGTCCATAGTTCCATTTTGCATCATCATCATAGTCATAAGCATTGAATTGTCGTTGGAATTAGACTTATTCTTATCACTCATCATCATAAGCATAGGAAGCATGCCAAAAGGATTAGACGCGCTCGCGCCACCAAAGGTAGCACCCATATCAAAAGGAACAATGAGCTTAGTATAAAAGTCAAATCCAAACATATTACGCGTAGGAAGAATTTTGATGATTTCGTGATTGGACGGGTCTTCTGCCTCAATGAAGTAATTTACTTCATCATCAAAATCAATTACACGCACCCAACCAGTGCCAATTCCGGCGTGGAAAATGAAATCCCCAATCTGAATGTCGTTCTTAGCAACAGGCATTTCAAACAGAGGAATATCCAGAATGGCTTCGAAAGGAACATCAATCCACTGTTCCTTAGACTTATCAAATGCAACCCAAGTATCTCCGGTAATAGCCTCCCGAAGAGCAGGTCCATAAATGGACATTTTAGCATTGTCTGCCTTACCAAAGCGCAGATTTTTCAGCATACCTTCAAACATAGTTTTCTCCTTCTTTTCTTCAGTATTTATTTTAGGTAAGTTATTGAGTTTCAAATAGTTAGCTCCTGTTGTGAGCGTATTAGTGACTGTTACTCCATCGAGCTTTTCAACAGTAGTAACTCCCCCATCGATGGTTTTATTTGTCGTAATTGTAAGCGTGTTAGCAGGCATTACTCCACTGGGCTTTCCAGTGGAAGTTCCCACATTAGTAACTTTATCTGCTGTAGTGGGTGCGCTGTCTAGAATTTTCCAAAAACTATTATTCAATGTCTCATTATCAGTTGTAAAAGATAACTCAAAAGGCTTGAATAACTCTTGCCAAATACCATCCTGCTTTATACAAGATTTCATTTTGTTATTAGACGCACTAGAAATCGTGGCAGTATCAGCTTTACTGGTTTTCTTTCGTGCTCTATCAAAATCTCTTCGCGCTTCATACTCATCTTGATTTCGTTCACTACGAGGATATTCAATTTCTCCACAGCACTCAGCAGAAGTAATCCGCTTCAATCCAGAAAGATTATATTCTTCCTCATTACTAATCTCCGCAGTAGCAACACCTACTACTTTCGCTCCTCGATAGTTATATCCACTCTCATTGGTGATATGAAATGCATCAGCCACGTTAGATATACCATATGACGCAAATTTAGGTCTTAGAGCATTATCAATCAAATAAGTATATGTCTTGCCACTCGGTTTATCTTTTGCATCAAGAAACTTTACAAATGCAATACTAGTCAACTAGTTTCCTCCTCCTCCTCATTATCAATTAGCAAATATGGGTTATAACGCGGGTCATTATAAATATCAATTTTATTCCCATCTTCATCATAAAACTCAAAAAACGCACTATTGAAATGGCCCAAGCGCGCAAGAGTAATATCTGTATAGCTTTGTGTCATAATAACTTGCTCAACAGGATAGTAATATCCAATATGAAGGTCAGCCTTTTCAACTACTTCGCGCTCCCACTGTTTGCCAACCCATTCGTGGGTATATTTCGCAAACAAACTCATCTATAATCACCCGCCATCGCAAATTCATATTTGCCGATATAATCTTCTCGTTTATCAAGCATATTGGCGCCACCCTTATAGGGTTCCGTATCGTATCCCTGCTCTTCCATCACAGCAAGAGACTTATATACCATACGACCAGAACGATTCTTGGACTTCGCCACAAGTCCCATTTCTACAAGATGGTTGAGAATTTTTGCTGTCATCTGCGGGGTCATACCCACAAGCGATACATCTCTATGTTGAATTTCATCAATCGTCAGTGCATCCTGCGCCTCTGCGAGCACAATTGCAATGCGCCCGCTCCACTCATTTTTCTGCTCAATAGAGTATTTCGTCGTTCTGCGAACCAATATCCTCATTCCTTTCTCATTTTCTATATATATTATATCACAAAAATTTCAAAAAGTCAAAATCCAATTTTCTTTTGTTTTTTGGATACAAGCTCACAACCACTAAATTTGTTGTGCTTATTTTCTACACGATAAATGATGTCCCATCTGGTTTCATCTTCTGCATCGGGTTCTTCAAAGGCATCGACCATATCCAAAAATTCGTCAGTTGGAATTACTCGCTCGCGCGAAGCATTATTTGCCATACACAAAGCAGGACTCGCATCAATCCACATAAGTTCAGTAGAGTCAAAATACTGCGCAAACCAGTTATACAACTCATCTCTATTCGCGCGGGTCGGTGCATTTGTGTCAATGACTACCGAAACGTGGTCTGTGCCTGCAAGACGAATAGCGTTGTAGAACATCATCCATACTTCAAATTCGTGGGCGTGAATTTTTGGGTCGCCGAAGCAAGCTTCATAGAACGCGTCAATGGATATGTAGCGCGCATTAGATTTTGTAGCGTATTCACGTGCGTGGGTAGACTTACCCGCTCCCGCAAGACCACAATAAAGAGTAAGAGTGGTTTTGTAATTTTATCTTCCATCGAGCTTTCCTCCTTTTCTTTATATATTATATAATAAATTTTTGAAAAATGCAAAACCCGCGCAGAATTACTCCGCGCGGGCTCAACCAATTTAGATTAGGGCTTAGAGGGCTACTCGGTCATACTGGGCATCCATAAGAGTGTCATGCATTACATCATAGGCAGTCTTAGTGATACCTTTGATGATGGAAGTAAAAGCACTCGCGCTATAGCCACTTGCAAAAACTACATTGGGGTTGGTAAACTTCGCGTGGAAAGTTGAGTTTCGGCCTTCGACATTCCAGAGCAATACCTTCGGCATCATATAGCCCGCATTACGGAACCGACGTGCCGTTTCTTCCAAGAAATCCAATTTATACCCTCGGAAAAACGGGTCAATTTCCATATCACTCACAACTACAAGAGCTTTTGGCATATCTTCCGGCTTTACATTATTCTCAATAGCGGTATCGAGAATATACATAAAGGCGCGCTCAAGATTGGTAGAATAACCCACGCCCGCACTCCAAGCCTGAACAAGCTGGTCGCGCAGAGAAGCATTCTCATTGATGGTGAGGAAAGAAGGCTTGTCAGTAAAGGTCATATACTTGTTATGGTAGATGCCTTTGTTTCTTGAAGCGAAGTAGAGTGCCAAACCTAGTGACGCACTAATAGGCTGGTAATTCGGCGAATACATCGACCCACTAACGTCCGCCATTACAATCACATTCGCTTCTTCGTCAAGATAGTCCGGAAGAGCCTTCCACTGGGCTTCGGTTATGGTGTCATATCTTCCAATATAGGAGCGTCTAGACCAGTAATCAAAGTCATTATCGATGTATTTCCGAACCAAGTCATAAGGGAATAGCGTCGCAGACTTGATGTCTTTCTGAGAGATAGTCCCATCAGCAATCTTCTGCTCAAGGCTCTCCTTATAGTTCGAAAATCTATCTCTATCGTGGCGTGCGAAAGCCTGAGAATAGTTCTTCATTGCGTAGCTTGGCACAGCTGAATACTCAATAGTAGCCCATTCCTGAGCGCTCATTGACTTTTCAACCACTTTGAGGTAAGCGCGCAATTTGGACAAAGCACGACGATATACAGCTTCGGTAAGACCAAGCTTATACGCAGTCTTGCGACCAAGCATACAAGTCTTCTTCGAACTTGCATTCACAGAAGCCAGCCACTTTGCCATAAGGGAAATAGGCTTGTTATGCTTCATATTACCAAAATCTTCAAGCCACTGGGTGCGCACAAGGTTCCACATATCACCCTCACACGGAGTAGCAACAAGTTCATACAGACTATCCCAACGATTATAATAGGGAATATTTACAATGTTCTTGCGCATAATGGAAGGGTGGATATTGGCAAGATGCTTGATAAGGATGCGGAAAGTGCGACGTTCCCCAAGGCCAATACCTCGAATGTCACCAGCATAAAAAATCATACGCACAGCCAGTTCTGCATTCTCACGATAGGCATTCTCCCACATAGAGACAATGTCAGACTCTTCTCGCTCGCGCATCGCGCCAATAACCGCAAAGAGGTCAATAAGGTTATCGCCAGTAGTGGTTCGGGCGGGCGCGTTGTTCTCCGTAAGCTTCCAATTAGATTTATTTTCCATAGCTTCTGCAAAATTCATAATACATTCTCCTTTCAATTTGAAAGGCAAGACCCGCATAAAACAAAGCGTGTTTATAACATACAACAAATATGTATTGCTGTTAGGGCCTTTCCTTTATTCTATATATATTATATCTCAATAGGCTAAATTTTTCAAATTTTGGAATATAAAAAATGCGCCCAGAAGAACTGGACGCATAAATTATTTATCAGTATAAAATGTTTTTTGAGTGGCTTCTTGGTGCGGGTCGCTAATTTGCACATCAATAGTATCAGACTTATCAAAAATACGAATGAGTGCTGTGCTTGCAAGCTCTGTGCCAAAGAAGGCATATACGCAAGTCGTGAGAGTGGGAGACAATTCAATCCCGACACGATAATTTAGATATGTAGATACAATTGTAAATAGCACTATAAAGCCAATACAAAAGCCCACAATCTTCTTTGAGAATTTGATAGCATTCTTCATAAGCTTACTCCTTTTCTATAAGTGTTTTCCAGACATCGTTTCCACAGATACCATCAACGACAAGTCCCTTCAATTTCTAATAGGCGCGTAATGCAATTTCAGTCTCACTACCGAAATCGCCATCAGTGCCATAGGTGGTGAGCTTTTGTCCTCGAAGTATAAGTAAGGCTTGAAGCGCGCGGACTGGTTCACCTTTGCTCCCTTTTCGTAAAGTGGGTAGACCACTAGTGCTTGGGGTAGATTGCGCGGGTTGGCTTGCTGATTGGGGCTTGCTCTTTATCTTGAGCACTTGGCCTACCATTATATTTGCATTAGCTAGCCCATTGAGGTTCATAAGTTTTGTATAATATGTTCCTGAGCCGTAGACTTTTTCGGCTATACTCCACAGACTATCTCCAGCTTGCACAGTATATGTATCCCCATCAGTGGAATTTGAAACTTCTTCTTGTGTTTCGCGCGAGCCACTATCTTCAGCAACATAGCGAAGCACATAATTCCAAGGATAGTTGCGGTAGCTATTGATACAAATTTCTCGGCCTGTTTGGTCGCCAGTTTGTCCACCAGTAATTCCACCCTTCTCATTTCCAGTAGCTTCGCAAATCTATCCGTTCCCAATATACATTGCAGTATGATTTGCAACATTGAGTAATACATCTCCGCGCGCGAGACCACTACCAGTAGCAAGATTGACTTGTGATGTAATATCACTAAATCCCTTGTTCACCATATTAGCATACATATTACCTGTATATGTGCAGGTGAGATTTACTCCGGCCTATTTCCACGCAGAAATAACTAATGAACTACAATCATAATCAGGCGACCAGCGCGAACCTTGGTCATATCCGTGGGTATTATCATTCGCAATACCTACCATCCAATTGACAGCATTTTCAATAATACTCATATGTATTCGCCTCCGTATGAGCTTATTTTTCTATATATAAGTAGCATTTAGAATTTGACTTTTCTACAAATTTGATGTATTCGCGCGGGCGCGCGCATTATTATAATAAGGTATCCGCGCCGGCTTCCAGAATTTTCCATTTTCGCAAAGTAAATTACACACTCAACAAATTTATGCTACCCGCGTAAAGAAAATTTGACTTTTATCCTAAAAAGTAGTATAATGTATATAGAAAATAAGGAAAGGTGTAGCTATGGAATATACAACTAACGACTATACTATATTTGACACACTTGTCAACTATATGTATGTAGAAATGAATAAACGGTTTTGGGATAAAACTACTCCCATTATCTTTTCCCATATTGATACTAGTAAGACTGTTGACTTGTGTGCGACAGTTATAGCTCGTAATTATTGCGCCCTTGTTTCTCAACCTTTCTATGTTGATATGAGTCTTTTCCAGTATTGGAAATTCTGTCGAAAGTATGGATGGAAAATCAAGCGGGCGCGCAGAAAAGAAAAAAAGCAGGGTCTCATCTACTATTTGGATAATCCTTATGATGGTGCTATTGGGCTTTTCAATCGCCCTCTTCGCGCGACTTCACAAGTTATTGACTCCAATATAGACACCACCACTATCCAAAAACTCTTGGAGGCATATTATCTATGATTGAAATCTACACTGATGGCGCTTGTTCCAAAAATCCTGGCCCAGGTGGATGGGCCTTTGTTGTTGTTGAACAAGGTGTCGCAACATACAATACAGGTGGTAGTGAGAAGCATACCACAAATAATCGAATGGAACTTACAGCTATTCTTGAAGCTTGTAAGTATATTGACACCCAGCCAGAAGCCAGATGGACTATCTATGCAGACAGCGCCTACTGTATCAATTGTTATAGTGCTGGTTGGTGGCGCAAGTGGGTAGAGAATGGGTGGATGACTTCTCAAAAGAAACCTGTCCTCAATCAGGACTTATGGGAGAAACTTATTCCATATTTCCAGCGCGCAAACATTAGTTTCTGTAAAGTGAAAGGCCACGCAAATAACCAATTCAACAATATCGTGGATGAACTTGCTGTAAGTTGGAGGATGGAAAATGAATGATATTCTATATATTATTGTGGGTGGGTTTCCTCGCTCCGGAAAATCCACTTTTGTCTCCTATTGCTAGGAAATTATTGGTGAGAACTACACGTTGGACATCTCTACAGTAGATCTTGTCAAAAGCCTAGCCGTCAAGGCAGGATGGGATGGAACAAAAACTCCCAAAAATCGAAAATTCTTGAGCGACCTGAAACAACTGCTTATCGAATGGGATGATGTGCCTTATAAGGACATCATCAAAACTGCACAAAAGAAACGCACAGAACTCGATGCTTATGGTATTACTCATACACTCTATGTTTTTGTTCAATGTAGAGAACCAGAGGAAATCCAAAAGTTTGTTGACAGAGTGGGCGCGCGCACCCTATTTGTCTCGCGCAAAGACCACGAAAAGCCAACAAATGAAAGTGATATTGCCACGCGTAGATATAACTATGATACTACAATATTTAATGATGGCGATTTAGACCAACTAGCTCTGTGCGCGCGGGCATACATCAAATCTCTAAACTAACTGATATATAACTGCGGTTTATACCAATGGCGTGTATTGTCTCGATTGAAGACAAAACTCAATCAATAGGAGGCTTCTGTACTATGTCATTGTTAGAAACTAATATTAGCAAGTTGTAGAAAGAGTTAGGTATTCCCGTTTACTTGCTTGGTTATGAATTATTCTTCGACGCCATTGGAATATATACAACAGACTATCATCTTCCCATTTGTAAAGGTGTCTATATTGAATTGGCGCAAAGATATAAACTCACACCAAAACAAGTTGAAGCTCGTATCAATGGCGTACTTAGATGGATATGGAATAATAAAAATCTATCTAAGTATGGTATTAGTGGGCTTGGTAAATGCCCAACTCCAAAACACTTCCTAATCACCTTTGCAGTCTATATAAACGAAAAGTCCGAGGAATAATCCTCGGACTTTTTCTATATCTAAAAACTCAACCGTAAAGACGATTTACTTCTGCTTGGACTTTATTATAATCATATCCAGCTTCAGTAAGTCTACGTCTGCGGACGGCCCCATTGCCCCATTTTCCTGCCCATACCTCGCGCGCAAGAGCAGTATAATCTACCTCTGGTTGCGCGGGCGCACTAGGTTTTGAAGGTTCGCTGGGCTTGGTTGTCTCAGCCACCTTGTCAGGAAGGGTATGGCCGCCATACATCGCATTCACATAGCGCTGAACTTCACTAGCATTATATCCAGCTTCAGTCAAATGACGGACGCGCGCGCCTCCATTGCCCCACTTGCCCGCCAGCACTTCGCGCGCAAGCTCATTGTAAGTCTTGCCAGAAGGAGCAGGCTCAGGAGAGGGTTCAGGAGTAGGTTCTGGCGCAGGAGTTGCGCCAGCCTTAGTAAGGGCGAGCCATTCTTCTTTCGTGCCATAAAGAATATTCGCATCGAGACGAGAACGCCATCCATCAATATACATAGAAGAAGTATACTGGCGAATGAAAATATCAGTGCCCCACTTACCTGCGGTTTTAGAACCCCAAGGATTAGAGTTATAGCCCTTTTGGGGGACGTAATCCTTGTATTGCGCCATCCAAAGTTTGGTGTATTTGGCAACTTCTGCCCAACCAGATTGGTTAGTGAGACCATGACTCATATAGATGATAGGATGAATACCGGTAAGATGATATACCTCATCCAGCCATTCCTTCGCCCAAGCAGGGCCAAGTTTTACCGCTTTAGCTTCCCAGTCCAGAGCAAGAATAATCTTGCCAAGATAGGGCTTGACAATATTTACAAAGTGTTGAGCTTCAACTTTAGCACCTTTATTTGGATAGCCGTCAAGCGCGAAGTGATAAGTGCCGACAAGCTTACCTAGGGAAAGAGCTTGCTCAATGTGCTTTTTGAAAGTTGAGTTTATGAAGCCAGAACCACCAGTGGCTTTGATGATGATAAAGTCGCACTGGACTTTGGAAATGTCCATATCCCATTGATGGCCTGCAATGTCGATACCGTATAACATAGGTTACCTCCTTATATGGTTATAGATGATTATGGAAGATGTTTTGTGTCAAAAATAATTGCTGTTTTCCAACCGTCATTAGAAGAATAATGAATAGAGGCTGGCTTCCAGCTACCATTTAGATTATAATATAATCTTCCACTAATGGGAGCGGGATAAGTTGAAGTGCTTACTGTAGTTGCCTGTCCAGCATTGTTTATTACGCCACAAGTAATTTTTTCAGGAATTGGTAAGTCTGATAGAATAAAATAAGCCGTGCCTGCTTCATACACGTGAGTACCTGTTTGATGCGTAATACTCTTTTTCTATATAACACCATACTCATCAGTGCAAGAAAAATTACTTGTTACTTCAAGATAGCCTGAAGTACCGCCCTCTTGACTCTAGTATGCAGCATAAGACCATAGAGTAATTTTTATAGCTAACTCATTACGTGGCGTTCTAGCAATATAGTTTACACTATCAATACCATATCCGTAATCCTATCCTCCACTGGTCCAATATCTCCAAATCCATTCTGACTAACCTAAAGAAGTCCAATCACCAATAATACTAGGTTCATTATCAGTCCAATAGCCCATATCTCACCTCAGAACCACTAGACCCACAAATCAAAACTAGATGCATCCTCTGTCCTGGGCGCGCGATCGCCTGTACCAATACGCAGTAATCTACTTTTCATCCCTTCACCATCAAGCTTAGCATAGGTTACACCCTTATCTGCTAATGCATCTGTTCCTACAGCGCCATCTGCCAGCTTATCACTTACAATGGCGCCCTTACCAATCTTGCCACTCGACACACTCAAATCATGCAAATTAGGCGTACTAATATATGCACTGCCATAAGCACTTAGTAATGTCGCCAATGTCTCAGCAGTAATTGTCACAGGCTAAGAACCATCGAAAGTCTATTTGTTTATTGTTAGTATATTATTTACTTTATCCGCAGTCTTAGCATTGCCATCAATATTTATTTTAACTGCCGTAGTGCTGCCGCCGCCATACGACCAAGGGATGTACACATCACTTACATCGGCATTAAGTTTACTAGCTTTTACAGAGCCATCATCAAGCCATTCACCTTTAATGCTACTAACAACTATATCTTCATGCCCATCAAACTTTGCACCAGCAATATCGATAGAGTGATTTACTTTATCTGCCGAGCCAGCATTACCAGAAATATCTACCATATTCACTGTTTTCTTTGTATCACCAGCATTGGAACCATAATTCCACGGTACATAGCTATCAGCAACAATTCTTTCAATCACTGTCTTATCTACCGCAGGAACAATATTCCATTTCTCACCATCAGAAACCAAATAATCATTGAGAGAAACGTTCAGCCCATCACTTGAATTTACACTTTCTCGCGCGAGGAACTACATATTTGTGCATTGCGCCCAGCCTCGTGGAATAATTTCATCAATGCGGTCGCTAGCAGAAGCCTAATTCAATAGAATAAGTTTGGTTTCAGTACTTCCTTCACCAAAAATAGCAGTACGCGCAGAGGGAGTTATTTCAGCTAATGTATACACTTCTTTAGTTTTCTCAGAAGTATAGGAAGTAACATAACCTCCAAAGATGATACCTGGAGAAAGTTTGGAACCATCTACCCACGTATAACCCATTGTTCCGCTTGCAGAGTTCTTTTGAAGTACTTGACCATCACTGCCACCTAAAAGTGTACCAATAAGTTGATGGTAGATAGTTTTATCCTCTATCGTTATACCACTAAGTATTGCCTTATCAATCGTATCATTCGAAGGAAGAATACGCAATGGCTCAAAATCACTCTCATTTTGGCTTACCGTGGAAAGTTGCTTTATTGTTTCTCCAAGAGCAAACAAAATCGTAATGCTCAACACGCCAGGCTTAGCCAAAATATAAGAAGGAATTACCGCTTGTAAATACACCATTCCTTTATCGTTTACTAGTGTTAGAGGCATAGCAGTAGTATTCTTGCCATCTTCCAAGTGGGTATTCTGAAAGATAACCCATCTGTTATTTTGCGCCTGAAGAATATCTCTCCATTCATCAGGCAAATTATTTGTAATCAGACGGAAAGCATAGTAATTGACACTACTTTGAAGAAGAGGGAAAAATTGGGTTTTTCCCTCCGAGTCTGTGTAGTAGTCAAGGTTACATACGAGCTTACCGCCTGCATCAATTGTTGCAGTAATATATTTCATAAATAACCTCCGTTATTTACTTCGCGCGAAGCAAAAGATTAGGTGTATTGAATGTATATGTCGCCATTACGGCCCATATCATTGTTTGGGTCGCTAGTGCCTGTGTAGATATAGCTTTGGTCATAATTACCGCTCAATACTAAAGCAGTAGTTCCAATACGCTTTATATGCATATATTTATGGTGGGGGATAGTTATAACATTATCTGCTTTAGTAATTGCATCCTCGCCTTTATTCATTTCAATTACAGGCACATTGGGAAAGGCAATTGTTGTCTAATCATTAGCAAAGATAATTGTCTCCCAAAATGTATCAGGGTTATTATTGAAAAAATCAGCAGTAAAAGTATATGCTTGATTTGCTCCCCAAGACCAGTTGAATATATGGCCCCAATCATATGTAATAAGGGAACCCCCATCTTCTACTTTACGCGGAGCCTCATCCCAATACTTCGCATTCGCGGATAGCTTAGCAACAGTAATTACACCATCATCATACTATCCTTTTTCTAAAAATTCTCTTGTAATTACATCTTTATCTTCGGTAATTTTACCAAAATATCTCATTGAGTATACCTCCTTTGTGATGTATACTCATCACATTTTCCATACGTCGCTATTTTTGCTTTGCGCAATTCCTTTTGTCCACACGTTATTGACTTTTGTGTAAATGTATGCACCTTTTCTCCACTGGCCTTCAGCTTTTACCCACGCGACCGCACCACCGGTAGGGACATCGATGGTAAGGATATGCTCATCAGACCATTGGCCATTGTAGCCTGTAATTGCATGGACATAGGATTTTATGTAAAAGGAATAAGTTTTAGCTGTAGGGTCATCATAAGTATAAGTCCCAGTCCAAGTCGCATCTGAATAGGAGGTATCCTATTTAGCAATGACTGCTGTGTAAGCCGAACTTGCTGGCGCGGACCCATCAGGAGAAGGTGCGATGTGGACTTGTGAATAGTGACCCCAGCCACTTGCGGTTGCTGTCACCGTGATTATAGCCTTTGAGCCATCGCGCACATAGGATGCACTAACTTTTACGCTGATACCCGCAGTATATCTTACTCCATTTTTGTAGTCTGTTTGTCTATCTGAAAAACTAACTGGATTTGACATAGATTATATCTCACTTTTATAAGTCAATATATTGACTGCCACGCGCCATTTATTTTGACATATAATGCGCCAATAAATTTCCAGATAGCATATAGAGTAAAGTCTGCGGATTGAGTAATGATTGTGCTTGAACTTACGATATTTGTGCTTGTCGTATCAGTGCTCCAACCAAGGAATTTATGCCCTCTGCGATATGAGACGGGAAGCTCTCCATATGGGTCATTTTGATTACGCACAATAGCAGTACAAGTAGTTCCATTTTGAGAATCAAAGGAAATATTGAGTGTTATGACAAGAAAAGCAGGCGCAGTGAAAGTGATACCTTTTCTAGAAGAACTACTATCTATATATCCAACAGTTGTAGATACTGTAGACCCAGGTTCTGCAACGCCAACACAGTAAAAGGTCTTTGTACCTTTACTCATTGTATATGTCGTTGTATCAGTAACAGTTTGACCGCCTGCTGCCATACTTAGATAATATTTACCTGGGGTGTAAAAAGTGCCATAAGAACCATTCGACATAACAGCGACAACTTTTACGGCAATACTATTTCCATCTAGACGGGCAATATAACGAGTTGTATTTAGTGTCCAGTGGTTCTAAACGAAATTTGTTGTTTGTTCCTACACCCAACTACTTCCGTTGGGAAGCGTAGGTTCTGTTGTTGTCCAAGTTCCCATTCAACTCACCCCCATAAAATTGGGTGCCAAACGCCATTTATCTTCAAGTATAAGTTCTAAACTGGATTAGTAATCGTTCCGCCACTATCTCCACCTGAACCGCCCCCACTACCAGGTTTAGTACCGACCACAACTGTAACGCCACAAGTACCATTACCATATACACCACTATTATCTCTAATACCAGCCTCGATGGCAGATGTCACAGTAAGACTTGCATCATAAGTATAATAATAAGTTCCGCGCGGGTGCCCATGTGCGGTTTCACTACTATCGCCCATATTAGTGGTATCAGCGTCCGCATAAACTTTTACGCTATTCTCATCAGTCACATAAGCATTAGTGTTCAAACTATTGCCAGGGCTAGCATTACCAGTTGCGAAACTGTAATTTTCAACTTTTACACATAATTGTCCAGTTTCTAACCATGCAGAACAAGCGCGCGCAACACAGTTATAATAAAGATAAACATAATTCCCGCTTATCTTCAAGCGATATCCACCTTGCGCGCTGTTCTCTTTTATCTCTGTCCATTCAGTAGCTAAATTAGTAGGTGCTGTTGTAGACCAAGTTCCCATTCATCTCACCTCAAATAGCGTATTTGATGTATATATCGCCATTATTGCCAATTGTATTAGATGGGGTTTCAGTTCCTACATAAATCCCACGCACCTGATCAGATACCAAGCCAATAGCAGAATAGGTTACATCAGCACCAAGTCTACTAGCAGTTACAGCTTTTTCGGCAATATCACTAGTCCCGATGGAAGTAACTTTACTTACTACACCATTATCTGTTTTTAGAATGCCAGAGCCTGTGCCAGCCTAATTTAGAATTGCACCGGTTAGCAAACCATTGAGAGAGCAAGAGAGATTATCATCTTCTGTGCTATAGTATGGAATTTTACACGATTCCGGTACACCTAAAATCCAATCGTCATTTTCTGTTAGTAAGTCGGTGCGGTCCTACTTCGTAGATACATCCACACCGCTAACTTTCCCATCCACATACTCTTTCGTGGCTAGGTCTTTCGGGTCACTAACTTTTCCTAAATATTTCATTGAGTACACCTCCATAGAAGCAGGGCGCGCATTTCACGCGCCCCATACTCTTTATATATATCTATGCGCATAGCGCGATTAGTCTTCGCCAATAACTACAATCATATACTTTCCAGCTTCAATTGCAGTCATAGTTTCATCATACATACTAACCACAATATTATAACTGCCATCAATCGTCACACTTGTAAAGACCATCTAGCCTTCATTATCATATAACGATATACCCAAAACCTTAGATGTAAATTTATGTTCTGTCGCGGGGACTGTCCACGTAAATATGCCCGCACTTGCAGTTAGTGCTGGATTAGTTGTACTGTAAATTCGACAAAATTTTCTTGTCCCTACAATAACTTCACCATTCGCACCATGAGCAGTAATCCCATAAGCCAAATTGTCTGAAGTTACCGTATCACCAGTCAAATCCAGTACAGTCTCTCCATCAATTCCGACTTTATTTACTGCCATAATTAGCCTCCGATGGTGAGAGTTTGACCTCCAAACTCGTTATCTGTATAGGTCACAGGTATAGCCTGCACAGTAACACTAGCAAGATAATTATATTCAGGACTGTCAGGAGTAATTTCTTGCGCGGCGAAGGTAGGAGTGATAGTCTTGGTTTGCGCCTTTGCGCCTTCCGTACCACTCATAGTGCCAGTCACGCCAAGAATAGTGATACCATCACGAATGTTGCCAGGGATAATTTTCGCGCTTTCCGCAGTATCTACACTTACTGTGCCGGAACCATCGTGATAGCCAAGAGGAATTTTTACTGTAGCAGTAAGGTCACTAACTACAAGGTTTTTCGCTCCATTATTCGGCATAGTACCGGTGATTTTCGCGCCAGCCTTATATGCGGTCTTCCCATTGAGAATTTCCGCGGCAACAGCGGTAGCATCAGAAGTATCTGCATCAAAAGTAGATGTACCGACAATAGGCGCGCCAGACTTGTCGTGCGCCTTGATACCCTTAGCAAGTTTATCAGCAGTAATGTCGTCTTGAGTAAGGTCAAACTTTACCTCGCCGTCGAGGATAAATTTATTTACATATTTATCAGGCATAATTATTGTCCTCCTAAAATCAAGGTTATACCGCCAGCTTCATTGCTTACAGAGGTTTGTGCAATCTTTTTGACGGTAAGATTTTCTTTCATTAGCTTACTCTTTGTGGGGAGTACAATGTCAGCTTCCCAAGAAGGAGTGACTACATAACCATCAATATCATCATAAATATCTGACTAAGCCGTTATCGCGGCGTTCATTTGTGCTTTGAGCGATACTTCAGGCTAAATCGTACCCACAAGAGCCATTTGTACAGAGAGGTCCGCCATAGTTAGGTTACCTCTTTAGCGATTTCAAACACCGTAGGGACAATGATTGTGTAGATGTCTCCGTTAGCTAATGTAAGTTGAACGTCATAAACATAACGCCCAAAAGAAAGAGGCTTTGTGTCTTCGGGAAGGAGATGGATTATCTCTCCACCAGAGACAGATTTATGAATAAGAGGGTCAGCATCACTGACTGACTTTTTGATTGTGAACTCAAGTCTGTCTTCGGGTAGGAAGACATAGGGTTCTCCCGTGGCGAGGTTGATTGCTTGAGTAATGCGGAAGCGCGCGGTATCACCACGGGTTAGATGGATTGTGTTGTCTTTGTCGATTGTAAGCATTGTATCGCCTCCGTGGAACACAATTCGAATTTCCTTCTATCTATAAAAAAGTTATACTATCCACTCCGCGCGGACAGCATAAATTTATATCATCTATGTAAAATAGGCTCTCGCCTTACATTATTTATTATACCATACTTCGCCTAAAAAATCAAATTTTCAAAACTCAAAAAAGCCCAATAGGGTATTTCCCTATTGGGCTCACTAAACAACTTAGCCGAATAGGACGGCCTTATATGTATTCGCTACGACAGTAGCCGAAGCGTTCATAGAAATCTTCACGCTCTTATCAGCGCCCACTACGACATCAGCAAACACTTGCTCGCCAGTAGCAACCTCAAAGAGTTGAACCATAATGTCTTCCGCAACAATACCGTGCGCAGACGCACCAATCGTCCAAGTGGCCTTACCACCAGAAAGAGTAAGAGCGGGGTTCTTCTGAACGAACTTGATGAAGCTCTTGGGCATCGCGCTCCAAGTCGGGGCGCCAGTGCCACTAGCCATAAGAACCTGACCCTCAGAACCAGCAGTAGTCGGCGCATAGAACTCAGGATTGGCATTAGCTACACCATTGAGCTTGATGGAGTTCTTCGTCGCCTGAGCCTCAATACCTTCGAGCTTGGTGCCCTCGGCAGAAGTCATCAGACGCTTATCAGCTTCCTGAGCAACATAAGTAGTGCCAGCCTCGGTCTTGGTGAGAATATCATCATAGCCCGGCGCATCGCCAGCTTGAAGAGCACTATCAGCTTTTCCAAGAGAAGCCTGCACACCACTATCAAGCTTAGCAATAGTAATCTTACCATCAGTAATGGTCGCAGTGACCTTATGGTCAGTAGACACATCGACAACGATCATATCAGTGGCGCTAGAACCACTTGTTACATACTCAATTAGGCTATCAACAGGGATGTAAATCTTATCACTTGTAGCATTCGCAAGAACAAGAACAAGATAAGTACCCGCAGGCTTGCCAGTCGGATTGGTCTCAACAGTACCAGAAGATACCACCATATCCTTCGGGATATTGATAGCATCACCGAAGTTGGCGCCATTCTTAGTAAGATGATACACCGCAGCATAATCGCCAGCAATCTCATCCTTCACTAAACCATAGGTATCCGCAGTGGGGATGGTGACCTTCAAGCCAGTAGCAGATACGCTAAGCGCATTACCAGCAACAGGGTCAACCTTTACGCCAATCGTAGGCGCAGTAGCAGTACCTGCAACAACGATACCAAGGTCAGCAGTAGCCTTTACAGAAGCAACCTTAGCATCAGCAGTCTCCTGAGCAGTTTGCGCAGCAGCCGCGGCATCATCACCAGCTTTCTGCGCGGCGGCAATGGCAGCATCCTTCGCATCGGCATAACCCTGAGCCTGAGTCTTAGTTGCATAGTCTTTGGCTTCAACCTCGGCCATTGTAGTCTTGCCAGAAGCAAGCACATAAGCATCCTTTACGGTGTGGGTATAACCCGCTTCGCCGAGGATAGCTTCAGTCGCGGCGCTAACCTGAGATGTCGTCTCAGTCTTAGCATCAGCAATAGCTTCGCCCTTCGCAGTAGCAATAGCCGTGGAAACCTTCGCAACATCAACCTTGCCCTCAAGAGCTTCGACGCGCGCGGTAACGCCACTATCGCCAGTGACAAGCCCATCAGCATAAGCCTTGGCATCAGTAAGAGCCTGACCAGAAACCTCATCAGCATACTTCTTCGCACCCTTTACAGTGTCCTTAGCAGAAGTATCCGCGGCAACGCCAACAACAGCAGACTTCGCATTCTCAACTGTGCTAACAGTAGCGACAGCATTATCAGCACCATAAGTGCCATCGAATGTGAGGTTAGCCTGCTTGCCATCAAGAGTATCCTGAAGGTTGATAATCTTAGAGATGGAAAGTGCAGGAATATCGCTTTCACCAAGCTTCGCGCGCACCACACTAATTTGACCATCAGTCTGCTTGACTTCAGTGACGAACTCGCCAGCAACAGCCTTGTCATCGAGGTCAAGAGCCTCAATCTTAGCCTTCGCATCCGCAATAGCATCAGACTTAGCAGACGCCGCGGCAGCGATAGCGCCACGGATAGTTTCGCTAGACGCATCATCAGAGGCAGTGCCAAGTAATTCAGTCTTTACCTTGCCAGCTTCAGCTTCAGCCTTAGTCTGCGCGGTAGCATTGAGGTTCTCAACAGTTTCAAACGCGCCAGATGCAAGACCCTTGACAGGCACATCAGCACCGTCAACACTAATATTACCATTGGCAGAACCAGTGGCAATACTCTGCACAGCACTGTCAGCCTTGCCGAGAGAAGTCTGCACGTCAGAATCGAGCATAGCCTTTGTAAGAGAACCAGCCTTTACAGAAGCAGTAACCTTGTGGGTATTACCATCAACATTGATTTGGATGGCGTCATTTTCGCCCGAACCACCAGTGACATATTCAATAAGAGAGCCAACAGGAATGTAAATCGGATTGCCGCCAGAAAGAACGAGTTCAATATATGTGCCAGGCTCAGTCACGCCCGCAGGAAGTGCGCCAGCCTTGAGTTCAACAACAGAACCGCTTACAACAACGAGGTCTTTGGGGATGTCGATTGTCGCACCAGCCTGCGTGCCATCCTTCTTCAACACATAAGAAGCAACCGCGCCTTCAGACGCAGAACCAAGCTTCTCAATGGTGTATTCGGGATGGACAACATCAGGAACTTCAACACGAAGGCCCTTACCCTCAACGATGGAGAGCGCATTACCTTCAGTGGAATCAATCTTTACAGCAACAGAAGGAGCAGTAGCTTCGCCACTAACTTCAATTCCAGCACCCGCACTAACAGAGCCAACCTTACCATTGACAAGCGCTTGAAGAGCACTGATTTGCGCAAATAATCCAGAAGCTTCTGTCTCACCTTGCGCGGGCGCGCCAACCTTCTCAATAAGACCCGCAACTTGGGTTTGAAGTGTCGCAACATCGCTGGCCAAATCGCCAGAAGCAGTGGTAGAGGCCAACTTGATAAGAGTTCCAGCCTCATTAGAAATCATATAAGCTTCGCACTTACCACCCGCAACAAGAGTAAGCACTTGGCCAACATACGCAGTCGCACCGGACTTCGCATAATTTTCAAGTTTAGTTTTATCATACCAAACGGCAGTAGTATCAACAGGGGCAGGGTTGCCACGCTTGATACTCAGAGGAAAGCCCATATATGCGGCATCATTCATAATAACAGCCATATTCTTTTTCCCTCCTTATCAACCGATTGTGACCGAATAGGTCTCGCCAGCATCAATAGACGCAGGCTAGTATACATACACATCATAGGCAGTCGCAGCATAAGCATTTGCGCCTTCAACTTGAGACTGTGTTCCCTGCTTCACAAAGAGGGCAGTAACATCCGCATTGAGGGCACTGGGCATAAGCACTTTCGTAATCTTACGTCCCGCAGGAACAGCAACAACGACCTTTTTCGCACCGGCGCCAGCACCAAAGGTGGTAAGTACGCCAGTTCCACTAGCCTTATTGTGAGCAAGCGCGCGAATGTTCGCAGAATTGAGTTCCATACCAGCATCAGTCATCGGGCCCCAGAACATATAGCGGACGCCGACGTAGCTACTAGACTCCTTGGACTTACTACCAGCACTAATCTTTCCAGCAGGATACTCATTGCCGAGGTTAGTTACAGGAATCGCACCTTCGCCGTATTCAGCCGTAGCAACAATCTTCTTCGCACTAGCTTCAGCCACAACATTCTCAAAGGTTCCATTGGCAGTCGTTTTGGTCACACCATCACAAACAACCTCCCAAGACTGGGCAGTAATACCCGTCGGAGGGCCATAAGTATAGGAACCAGGGTCAAGTTTGGCGGCATAAACAAGGTTCTTCTTTGTGCCAATTTCAAAAGTGCCAAAACCAGTCTGAGTAGTAAAGCTTACCGCAGGTTCGGTTTTACTGGGATTGGCTTCTTTCGCCATAAGAGTGGACAGGACTTGCTCTAAGCTCTTACCCTTAGCATTGAATGTGCCAGAACCAGATGGCTTAGCAAGCGTGCCAATAGCAACAGTGTAGGTAATGTCCTTGCCAAAATACACATTTCCAGCATCGTAGTTGCCGTCCATAGCCTTCCACACGCCCTCATCATAGACATAGGCGGTGTAAGACTTTTTGGAACCTTCGGCGCCGTCAATCGCAGAAACAACAACGCCCATATCGCCTTGCTGAGCATTGCTCGGCAGTTCATCAACAGAAGCAACTTGAGTAAACTGCGCCTGCGCGCCAAGAGGCTTTACCTTTCCGTCTTTGTAGCATCTGAACTCTTTCGCGGCGGTATTATACCACACCATACCCTCTTTGAGAGTAGCGGGGTCTTCCGCCACCGGATTGAGCACGGCATTTTGAAGTTCATTGAAATTGAGGTCAAGGTTAGTTACAAACTTTGCCATTCAATTATACCTCCTTATTCAATTACAAAATGCATACCCCATAAGTTCCGAGGTAGCACTCACTTGTATTTCGTTTTCACTTACATAAGTTATATCAGGATAAATTACATTCTTATTATCATCAACTACAATAATAGAGCAATACTTTCCTAAATTATGTAAGACACTCCATACTTTTTGTGGGACTTCGCTATGATATACAAAATTAGCATCTTTTGCTAATGAAACTAATTTTGTATCAACGTAGTTTTTTGTGACGGCTTCATTGGGCAGTGTTGGGTCGCCAGAAAGAATGAGGGGACCAGTCATAGTCCCCCCATCAGTTGAGAGCCCACCATTCTCGCCATTTTTGATTTGGAAAGTAGTATATGTGCCGTCATCATAAGTCACGGTATACGTATCGACAAGACCCTACGTATCAGTCTTTTCAATAGTTAGTATTCCACGCCCAGATGCACCTTGCGCGCCAGGCACGCCTTGTTCACCTTGGGGACCAGCAGGTATAATGGTTTCGGTTGTATGGGATGTTCCATTACTATCCTTCCATTCAAAAATTACTTTTAGCCCAGCATCAGTTACTTCTGTAGCTTTTACTGTGCACGGGGCGCCTTTGAGCGCGCCCATACCTACCAGACACTCATTTACATATTTCTTTACAATTGCATAGGTGAGAATATCCAAACTGCCTCACCTCACATCGGATACCATTGTCCGTCGTTACCCATAATAAAGGTTTCGCCGGTTGTAATGATATATACCTTGTCACCGAAGGAGGTGTTCTCTTGCTTAGCGAGTGTATCTTTGTCTGCATCTGTCATTGCATAATACACAGCATCAGAGATATTTGCCCGCTTGAAAGATTCTGTAAGCACATAACCCTTCATAGTAGCCCTCCTCATTTGCCTTTAGGGATGAGACCTCCTAAAAGCGATTGTATTAGTCGGATTCGATTTCGTGCAGCGATAGCCGCGATAAATTTGAGGTTCATATCTATCCCCTCTTTTATAAGTAGGGATTTTATCGTAGACCCTATAACTTTTTGGTGAGTTGGAAATTTGAAAATTTTGACAAGTTGAGGTATAATAGATATAGAAAATAAGGAGGATTATACTTATGAGTATGATTATTGATGGCGTAGATTTTCAAAACCTTCCCGCTGAGCGCTATTGGCAATGGCCTTCGGGCTACAAAAAGAATAAGCAAGATGAAATCTACGCTATGATTATGTCCAATGCATATATTGGTTCGCGCAAAATGGACGGGGCATACTATCGTTTCATAAAGGATATGGAAGGTAATATGGTGCTCCAGGGGCGTAGTGAAAGCGTGAATGGCGGATTTTTGGATAAGATTGACTGGGTTCCTCATCTTCATTCTTTCTTTGATGCACTTCCGCGTGGGACGTGTCTTTTAGGAGAGATTTATTTTCCAAATAATGAAGGCTCGCGCCATGTGACTACTATAATGGGTTGCTTGCCTGAAAAGGCGCGTGAGCGTCAAGAAAAGGGAGAAAAACTCCACTACTACATATTTGATGTATGGGCGTGGGCAAGCACTTCTCTACTTAGCGTCACCGCGGAAACTCGTTTCTCCCAGCTTGATTATGTATCTGAATGTATGGCGCGCGCGGATAATAAATTTATTGAAATAGCCAAATACTACTATGGCCAGGCTCTTTGGGATGAGCTTATGCGTGTGCGTATGCTTGATGGAGAGGGCGTTGTAATTACTAAATCCAACTCTCATGCAGAGCCAGGTAAACGTACTGCACGTAAGACTCTGAAAATAAAGAAAGAACTTGATAACCCCATTGATTGTTTTCTTACTGGCCGTTGGAAGCCTGCTACAAAGGTATATAAAGGAGATTATCCTTATGAGTGGCAGTATTGGTGGAACTTCAAAACCAATGAAAAGATGCTTGGGCGCTATTATAATGATTACGAGCATGGCGCGACTATAGAGCCAGTCACTAAAGCGTGGTTCTATGGATGGGCGAGCGCAGTTGAAATTGCAGTTATGGATGGAGACAAAGTGTATCCTGTAGGTTGGATTAGTGGTATTCCTGATGAAGTAAAGAAAGGAATTAGCGAAAATCCTGACACATACAGATACCATGTAGTAAAAATCGCGGCAATGGAGATTATGAAGGATACTCTTGCATTGCGCCATGGTAAAATCATTGAATGGAGGCCCGATGGTGATAAGCTCTATAAGGAATGCACTATCGACCAGTTGATGTGAGTAAAGGCGAGGACTACATTGCTTCTCTTCTTTCGTGGGCAGGCTATAAGTTTGTCCGCGAAGTCTCTATTGAGGGAGTGCGCCGTAAGCAGGCTTTACGTTATGACTTTGGTATATACTCTAATGGGGAACTCCAATCGCTAATTGAAGTACAAGGCCAACAACACTATGTTCAAGTAAAGATGTTCCAACCAACTCGCGCAGATTTTACACGTTATCAAGAGCACGACCGTATAAAGATTTCTGCTTGTCTCGCGCGCGGGCTACCTTTATATATCATACCATATTGCGATTTAGAAACTATCCAGTCCGCGCAAGATATATTCCAAGATAAGTATCTCGCTAAATCAAAATGGCATAATGACCAAAATAATCCATACAAGCGCAACTAAAATGTAGAAACCTTATAATAAAAATTCTACTTTTATTTGGCGAGGTGAGAAAAATGCCAAGTGACATAATTTCTACAATCTCAGAATGGATAATCACTCTTGGTGCCATTGCAGGAGCTCTTATGGCAATATACAAAATCTTTTCTCCTATGACTAATTGGGGTAAAAAGCGTAGAGAGAAAAAACGTAGATTACGCAATGAAGAGATACGAGAGATGGCTCGCGTGATAGCGAATGAAAAAAGAGACGAAGCTAAAAGCGCGGCTCAAAAAATTATCGATGCAAATAGTGCAAAAATTGAAACATCATTCAATGCCATCAACACACATCTAAATAATGTAGATAAATAGTTGGCTGATATGATGCTTATCAATGCTGAGCAAACCAAAACAATAGAACATATGAATGAGAAAATTGATACTAACGAAATTGACAGATTGCGATGGGAAATCATTTCTTTTGCCAATTCTTTACGATATGATGATGGTTAGTCTGCTACTTTAGAAGGATATAACCACGTTTTTGATGCTTATGGGAAGTATGAGAAGCTACTTGAGGCACTTGGACGTACAAATGGGAAGATAGATAATGAATATGCCTACATCAAAATTATGTTCAATGAGTTCAGTAAAAATTACTCAAAATGAAATTTGACTTTTTGAAAATCATATGGTATAATAAAATTGTAAAGCGGAAAGAGCTTTATAAAGGAGTTATATCATATGATTTTTTTATATTTAGGAATAGGCTTTGTTATTATTGAAATAATTACTATAGTATTATTATGTAATAGAAATAAAAAATTAGAAGCCTTACGATGGAAATAGGTTTGTGAACTTAGAGAAGAACTAAATTAGAAAAAAGAAATAGATGAAAGTGAATTTATAAAAGAATTAGAACAAAAGAAACAAGAATATACTAATAAATATATAGAGTTTCAAGAGCAATAGAACAAACAATATACTCAATTCTGTAATGACCTTCAAGAAAAGAAAAAACTATAGCAAGATAAAGTAGATGCAGAAATTCAAGGATTAGTAGATAGTGAGCGCGAACGCCTATTAGGTCAAGTAAATATGGAAGTTGAAAAACAACGGCGCGCCTTCAATGATGATTTATATAAGTATATAGATAAATGTAATTTATAGAAAGATGAAATAAATGAAGAAATGGAGACGCTAAGAATACAATTACTTTAGTTGAAGTCTGCGCGAGAACTAACTATTGAAAGCTATAAGAAAGAACAGGAAATATTAGAACAACAAGATTACTACAGAATAAAACTCTCGGATGCAGACAAAGAAGACATAAAAGTATTACGAAGTATCGAGTCGCGCCTTACAAATAGAGAAGCCCTAAATAAACTTATATATGATGTATTTATAAAGCAACCTATGAATGATATGTTTTTTAGAGTGCTTGGAGATAAAGAAAAGTGCGGGATATATAAAATTACTCATATACCTTCATAGAAAGTATATATAGGACAATCAGTAAATATAAAACGTAGATGGACGTCTCATATCAAGAGCGCATATAATATAGGAGATATAGCTCATCAAAAAGTCCACGATGCTATGGCTGATGAGGGTATAGATAATTTTACATTTGAAGTAATTGAAGAAGTAAGTAAAGATAGATTGAATGAACGTGAGAAGTATTGGATAAATTACTATAAAAGTTAGGATTGGGGTTGGAACCAAAAGTCCTAATTTGAATTTTGATTTATTATAGAATATACTTAGAATGTCAGTTTGGGACGGCGCGCCCCCGCCAAAGGGGCGGAGGCGGGCGCGCCTACTTATTGGTAAGTGAAGTAGAAATAAAATATAGTATGTGGGAAAAAGTGAAATTTGACTTTCTCTCATTTTTATTGTATAATATAAATATATAAAATGAAAGGAGAATGTGTATGCGTAATCCTGATAGAATTGATGACGTTCTTGAGAGAATGAAAGCGTGTTGGAAAAAGTGGCCTGATTGGCGCTTTATGCAGTTGATATGCAATTTCCAGCGTGCCATTGGACAGGACGGATTTTACATTGAGGATGACAAGTTTATTGAGGCTTTTGAAGCATACTGTGAGGTTGATAAAGATTGAATGAATATATTGAACTAAGCGAGAAGTAGGAAGAAATTCTTTCTGCGCGCGAACCCATACAATTTATTGAAGCTTCTTGCGCAGTAGGTAAGACTCAAGTGCTTTGTGAAAAAGTTCGACGCTCAGTTCGTGAGAGTAAAATCACTGTTGCCTTTACCTTCACAAATATGGCCGCGGAAGAGATGCGTCAACGACTTGGCTTGAAGAATAATGAGCAAGTATTTATCGGCACAATCCATTCCTATTGCGCAAAGCTCCTTGCAATGCGTGGTGTCAAGGCCGCGAAAAAAGCAATAGAAGATGAAGAGTTTGATAAGCTGTTTGAACTTGCAAAACAATATATTGCACCTAATCCACCAGTAATTGATATTTGTCTTTGTGATGAAACGCAAGATAGCAGTAAAACACAGTTAGAGTTTATGTTTGATATCCTTCACGCGCGTGAATATTTTATTATGTATGATACTCGTCAGTCAATCTATCGTTGGGCTGGCGCGCGCCCTGAATTGCTGGAGCAATATAAACAGAAAATGAACGCAACTGTGTTTGAACTGAATGAAAATTATCGAAACCACAGTGAGATTTTGGACTTTGCGCGGACACTACTTTCGGAAGCTTCTCCACCGGATACTTCTATAGCTATGAGAGGTAAGGGTGGGCGTGTGAAGTTTTTGGAATATTCCCCAGAACAGATTGTGGTATTTTTGCGCTCAGCTGGCGAGTGGCGCGATTGGGCTATTCTTGCGCGAACCAATACCCAAGTGGAAATGATTTGTGAGGTTTTGCGCGAAGCAGGCATTCTATTCGATACCTTCAAGCAATCTGACCTCACGAAAGCAGAGCTCACTCAAAAGATGAAAGCAAATACAGTGAAGGTGCTCACCATCCATGCATCGAAAGGACTTGAATGGAAGTATTGTATCGCTACTGGTTTGCGCGCATCGGATGTGGAAGAGAAATGTATTGCTTACGTTGCAGCGACACGTGCAATGGATGGACTTTTATGGATGGGCGCGCCAAGAAAAACAGCAAAGCCAAGAATAAAAAAGCCAAAATTTGATGACGGGTTGATGAAGTGGTAAACTGAATGATAGAATATGAAAGGATGGTGGGTAGATGAGTTATAATGCGAATGATATAATTAGCCTATCTCCAGGACGCGCCTTTCGAGAAAAGATTGGTATGTATTTGTCCGCAGATAGGCAAGAAGCAATCAACCTTGGTTTGCGCGAACTCATCGTAAATGTGCAAGACGAGTTTGAAGTCTATAAGCCTGAGAACCCGCTTCTCAAAATTGAGCTTTTCTCTGATACGCATATTATTCGTGTCAGTGATAATATGCGTGGTATTCCAAGCTCTATTAGAGATGATGGTATCAATTCATTGACTGCTGCATTTCTTATTCCACATTCTGGTGGTAAGCATCAAGACGGTGCATATACTAGCTCTGTTGGCTGTAATGGCGAGGGAAATAAAGTGGTTTGCCATACTGCCAAATGGCTTGAAGTAGAAGTCCATCGAGATGGGAATAAGTATTTCCAGCGATTTGAAAGCACAGACGAAGGCGCAAAACCAATGTCTGACGTGCAGACTATGTCAGAAAAAAATCAGAAAACAGGGACAATTATTACCTATTGTCCTGATGAAAGAGTTTATGGCAATATTTTCATTGACATTGAAAAGCTTAGAATGATGCTCAGAGAAATGTCCTATTTTACTAAAGGATTGAAGATCGAGCTTTACCTTGATGGGAAGAAAGAACTTTTCTTTTCAAAGAATGGGCTAATTGATGGTTTGAACTCTGATTTTGCAGTGGGCGCGCCATTCTCTTATAATTATGAAACCCTTGATTGTAAAGTAGAATTGGCACTTCAATGGGTTACAAAAAAAGGAAATATCAAAGGATATGCTAATGGACTTTATATGCCAGATGGTGGTGTATTCATTAGTTCGTTCAAAACCTCTTTGACAAAGACTTTCAACAGTTTAGCTAAGCAAAAATTCTCTGGTGAGCAAATTAGAGATTGCTTGAATGGTTTCGTTTCTGTCAAAGTGCGCTCAGGCCAATTTTCCAACCAAGCAAAAACTGCTCTTGCAAATAAGGAGGCCGGCACAGCAACCTCTTCAGCCATCTCCAACTGTCTCAAAGACTTTTATAATAAGCGAAAAAACGATTTTGATAAAATAGTAGAAGTTCTTTCAAAAATTGCAAAAGCCGAAGTCGCGGCGGAGCGCGCACGTAAACAAGTTCTCGAAGCATCCAAAGATATTGAAAAAAATCAAAAGCGAAAAGTCTTTGCCAGTGATAAGCTCAAAGATGCAGAATTTCTCGGCCAAGATGCCACTCTTCTTATTTGCGAAGGCGATAGTGCATTGGGTTCGCTAACTCAGGCACGTGATTCAGCTCACTTCGGCCTACTTGCCGTCCGTGGAAAGATTCTAAATTGCCTGTCCAATGACGAAGAAAAAATTTATCAGAATGAAGAAATAAAACTTTTACTTAGTGCAATGAATATTACACCTGGAAGATATGACAGTAAAAAGCTTCGATATGGGCGTATTGGTATAGCAGTAGACGCCGATTCCGATGGGTATCATATCGGACTACTTATTATGGCTTGTCTAACTAGGCTAGCCCCGCAATTTATTATAGAAAAACGTCTATGCTGGCTTCGCACCCCGTTGTTTATTGTAGAAAAAGGTAAAACTCGTTCATATTATTTCAATGACGCAGAGTTTGAAGAGGCAAAAGTAAAAGGATTAGTTTCTGGCGTGGTGCACCGCGCGAAAGGGTAAGAGGAAGTCTGGCCCTTATCTACTTTTCTGCTTATCAGCAGGGTCATCTTCATTGATGGCTAACGAGGGTAGCCCCAAGTTGGGTAATCTCGTGGGAAATATTTATTTCTTGGAGGTATAGTATAATGATAGGTATTTATAAAATTACAAATAAGATAAATGGTAATGCATATATTGGTCAATCTGTAGATATTCAGCTTCGATTTGATAGCCATAGACAAAGATATTTACAAAAAGATGGAAAAGAATATAATAAGGTTCTTTATTGTGCAATGAGAAAATATGGCTTAGAGAATTTTTCTTTTGAAGTATTAGAAGAATGTGCTCCGAGTGAATTAGCAGAAAGAGAAATTTATTGGATTGCTTACTATGATACTTATAAAAATGGGTATAATGCAACTCCAGGTGGAGATTTGAGATATAACGTAGAGGGAGAAAACCATCCCAACCATAAAATTACTGAAGCCGATGTAATTTATATTCGTCAGCTTTGGGCCTCAAAAACTATTTCCACCCGCGAAATGTATTATGAGTATCAAAATCGGATAGGGAAAAGCGGTTTCAAAAAAATATACTCTTGGCAAACTTGGAAAAAGATTCTTCCAGAACTCAATACGGAAGAAAACCGAAAATGGCATCGAGAAAATACTATTAGCTATTCAAATTGTGGTGCCAGAAATCCTAATGCACGACTTACAGATGAACAATATACAGATATAAAAAATCGTATAAAAAGCGGAGAAACTTTACAGTCTATTTTTGCTGATTACAAAGCCTATTATCATAATTATGCTTCTTTCTATAATTCTGCCAAATCTTGGAAATAAGTAAACCTGTATCGACTATCTCCTTTGTAGGAGAGTAGAGCTATTATTGATACATAGTTCGAAACGGTAGACACCTATTTTGGTGAAGAAATAGTCAATACCATTAGTAATAATGGAATATTATGTAGGCGCTCTTGAAGCGGAAGAAGCCCATGAATCGATGTTTACTGAAAAGTATCAACGTCTTGAAACTCTTGCTCCTGATGAAGATAGCTTTTCACTTATTCAAAATCTCATGGGTTCAAATATAGAACCACGCGCGAATTTTATGTTCAATAAAATTGATTTTTCCCAAATACACGAATAAGAGAAAGTCAAAAATTGACTTTCTCTTTTTTCTATGATATAATATTTATATAATGAAATGAAAGGAGGATAATATGGAAGTAAATCTTACTCCTATAATCGAAGAGTCCTTCACCCAATATGCCGCGGCAGTCACGCAATCTCGTGCACTAGTCGATGTAAGAGATTGTATCAAACCTTCCGCACGTCAAATCTTTTATTCCATGTTGCGGAATAAATACACTTGGGATAAACCACATGAAAAAACACTTGCACCAGCGGGTGATGCAGGAAAAGAATTTTATATTCACGGTGATGCATCTCTAGTAGGTATTATGATGCGCGCGAGCCAGAAGTTTGCAATGCGGTATCCTCTATGTGATTGTAAAGGTAACTCTGGCACAATGGTTGCTTCTGGAAATTTCGCGGCGCCCCGTTATACTTCTACTAGGCTAGCAGAGCCTTGTGCGTATCTTTTTTCTGATATTCAAAAAGATACGATTGATGAATGGTTTGATAACTATGCAGATAATCTTCAATATCCTAGTGTGCTCCCTTCTAAAGGATTTTATAATATTGTAAATGGCTCTACAGGTATTGCAGTTGGACTGGCTTCATCAATACCGCAGTTCAATATTATTGAATTGAATAATGTTCTCATTACATTGCTTTGGAATCCCGATGCACCCGATGATGATATTATAATTATGCCAGATTTTGCTACTGGCGCTGTTTTACTAAATAGTGAACAAGTGAAACAATCTTTGCTCAAGGGACAAGGTTATGCTTGTAAGCTTCGTAGTGTTGTTGATTTTGATACTAAAGACAGAGTTTTAGTAGTCAAAGAAATTCCATATGGAGTTTATACCAATACTATTTGTGGACAATTAGAAGATATTCTCAATGGAGAAGATAATCCGGGCATTGATAGATTCAATGACTTGACAGATAAAACGCCAAAGATAAAAATTTATCTTTCTAAAGGAGCAAATCCTGAAAAGGTGCTTCGTTATCTCTATAAGAATACTTCTCTCCAATCACACTATGGTATCAATCTCACAATGCTCGATAATGGTCGTTATCCTAAAGTTTTCACTTGGCGCGAAGCTCTTCTTGCCCATCTTTCCCATGAAAAGCAAGTTTACATTCGTGGCTTCAATTATGACCTAAACAAAATCAATGAGCGCCTTCACATTATTGATGGGCTTCTCAAAGCCATCTCAATGATTGATGAGGTTGTTCGCACTATCAAATCATCCTCAGATACTCGCAGTGCCAATCTTGCACTTCAAAAACTGCTTTCTATTGATGAAGCACAGGCGAAAGCAATTCTTGAAATCAAACTTGCACGTCTTGCGCATTTAGAGATTGACAAGCTTCTAAAAGAAAAAGGCAATCTTGAGCTTGAACAAAAGCGTATTACATCTATTCTCAATGATGAAACATTACTCAAGAAAGAAATTGAAAAGGGTCTACACGAAGTAGCAAATAAATTTGGCGACGCGCGTAGAACGCAAGTCCTAAATCTCAATTCCACTTCTGAGGATGAGATTATTGAGGAGAAGCAACTTATTGTATCTTTGACTAACTATGGGAATATCCTTGCGGAAGAAACATCAACTCTTATAGTCCAACGTAGGGGTGGAGTGGGTTCTAAGATAAAACTCTCTAGTGGTGAATGCGTAATTGATACAATTACCGATACTAATATTGGAACGCTAATGCTGTTCTCTAATAAGGGAAGGTATTACTCTTATCCAATGAGTGAATTGAATATCAAGGGCACACAAAGTATTTACGATATGGTAAAGCTTCAAGATGGAGAACAAATTACAAATATAATGAGTTTTGCGAAAGCAAAATCTTATAAGTATATCGTATTTATGACTAAAGAAGGTATGCTCAAAAAGTCTCTTCTTGAAGAATACAAAGCCAAAAAATCTCTTGGCGCGCAAGGCATCAAATTGAAGGATGGAGACGAAATCGTATCCATATCTTTTATGAATGACGAACAACTTGGAATTTTGACAAAATTCGGACAATTTGCTATAATAAATACGAAAGATATAAATCCGATTGGTAAAGTTGCAATGGGTGTGCGCGGGATGAAACTCAATGATGGCGATTGTATATGCTGTGCGCGCCCCATATATCCAGATGTAAAGAGTATTGTATCTGTGTCTTCTTATGGAATGGCAAGTAAAACACCTATTGGAGATTGCCCTACATCAAATAGAGATGTAAAAGGTTATAAACTTCAAAAATTAGGCGATGGAGATACAATGTGCGGATTTATCGGAATTACTGGAAAAACTGAATTGACTTTTACAACAAGTAATACTGCGTTGAAAGTAGACAGTGATAGCATTGCTGAGACTGGACGTGGCGCGATTGGAGTAAAGGGAATGAAGGTAAAGGATAGAGATAGAGTGCTGGATATACTTGCACTCTAAATCCAAATTTCGCTGCGCTGTAGCTAATTTATAGAAAGGTTAGTAGATAAATTCTACTTATAATTAGGAAAAATGGAGACTAAAAAGATTGAAGGCATCAAAAATAACGAGCCTTTCAAGGGGAATGGCGATTTCTTTGATACTAAGGATGAAAAGGATTTCAATGAATTATATTTTGATTGGAAAGAATTCAATGCAAAGCTAGTAAAATACGGATACCGTCGCACTAATTTTCCAGAAATTATCAGCGAAGGTCTTAGCGCATATCTTTTTAGTCTCGCGCGGACCAATAACTGTTCTTTTTCTGGGATGAAAAGTAGTTCTTTTGACTGTATTGATCCAAATGATGGTAAAACCTATCAAATCAAAGCAGTTTCTACGATGAGCAAGAAAGAATATGGTGGGCCCACTTCATTTGGCCCTCATAGTGAATATGATGTTCTCATTCTTGTGCATATCGTAGTGGATGAAGATAGAGCTTATTTTTATATTTTTGATGAAAATATCAATAATATAATGGTCAATAAAACTGAGACTTTTGCTGACCAGTGCGCGCGGGGCGTGCGTCCTCGTTTTTCTTTGCTAAAAGAAACTCTAAAAAATGGATATAAACCTTGTTTGGTTTATAACTTTCGGAGGAATAATGATACGATTATTTGAATTATTTGCTGGTATCGGTGCAGTAAGAAAAGCTTTTATAAATACTGGCATCCCATACCAGTCAGTAGGTATAAGTGAAATTGATAAATTTGCTATTCAAAGTTATAATTCTCTCTATGGAGAAACCAAAAACTTTGGCGACATTACTAAAATTGATGTTTCTACTTTACCTGATTTTGATATGCTAGTATATGGGTTCCCTTGCCAGGATATTTCTATTGCAGGCGCGCAAAAAGGTTTGGAAGAGGATAGTGGGACACGAAGCTCCTTGTTGTGGAGTGCTGTCCATATTATTCGCATAAAAAGACCTAAATATCTTCTTATGGAAAATGTCAAAAATCTTATCGGGCCAACTCATAAAGCTAATTTTTTGAAATATCTTGAAGTGCTAAAAGAGTTAGGATATAATTCTAATTATGGCATACTAAATGCTAACCACTTTGATATACCTCAAAATAGAGAGCGCGTGATTTGTGTGTCTGTATTAGGTGAAAATGCGCCAAGCCTACCAGTTGGAAATTTGACCACTAAAACAATTTATGATATAATTGATAATATAATTCCAGAGAAATACTTTATGAATAAACCTTTTATCCCTTGCGCGCCCACTAATAATAAAGCTAGTGGCCTCATTCAAGTTGGAAATCTTGATATGAAAGCTACTGATAGTATAAAAAGAGTATACTCTAAGAATGGTACTTGTCCTACTCTTACTACAATGGGTGGCGGGCATAGAGAACCTAAAATACTTGAAGATGATGGGCGTGTAAGAAAATTGACCCCAAGTGAATGCTGGAAGCTAATGGGGTTTAGTGATGAAGATTTTGATAAAGTTAGCTATCTTTCTAATGCACAACTTTATAAGCAAGCAGGAAACTCTATTTGTGTCTCCGTTCTTGAAGCAGTTTTGAATAGTTGGTTCAAAGCCGAAAAAAGTGAAACCTAAAATTTGAAAAGTTCTGAATTTTCTGGTATAATATAATTATAAAATATGGAGGTATAAGAATGGAACGACAAAATCATGGCTTTTCTTTTGAAAAATATTTAGCAGATAAATATAATATTACCTTATCTAATTCTTATACTTCTAAATGGGATGGCACCTATAAAGGTCATCCCGTCTCTATCAAAACTGCCAAAAAGGGCAATGCAGTGGATTTGGGAGATATTTTTAGACAGGCAAGTATTACTGAAGATTTTTATATGATTGTAAATTTTTATACTGAAAACATCAATGACATTCATTTTCTATATATTCCTTGGCAGAGTTGGAAAAGATATTTTATGGAGCTTACAACTTTTGAACCTATTTTTAGAAATGCATTAGAGGCAGTATCAAATGATAAAAGTGATGATTTGAAGTGGAAGAAACTACTAGCTGATTGTAAAAAGCTTTGGAAGAATACAACTCCTAATATTGTGCGTCCAAATGGAAAGCGCGACCATAAGAATCAAAAGCGTTGGCAATGCTCTATATGTAATAGTCTTTTCAAAAAAGAAATGCTTTCTAATTATGAGATTTCGGAGGACGATTTTATTGGCAAAAACTACTAAAAGTAATGGTTAGAAAGATAATCTAGACCGTTTTTATACTCCAATAGAAATTGCAGCTCATTGCATTGAAAGGCTAGATTTATCTAAATATGATATAATTGTAGAGCCTAGTGCAGGATGTGGAAATTTTTCTAATCAAATTCCAAATTGCTTAGCTTACGATATAAATCCGACAACAGAAGGCATTCAGCAAGCAGATTGGTTGACTCTTGATAAAACCTTTTTGTCTAAGGGGCATAGTTTAGTTATTGGCAATCCACCATTTGGAGAACAGGGGAAAAAGGCAGTTGAATTTTTCAATTCTTGCTCTAATGCTAATACTATTGCTTTTATTCTTCCATTGTCTTTTAGAAAACCATCAATTCAAAATAGATTAGATGCTTTTTTTTGGCTGACAGATGAATTAGATTTATCTGAAGCTTATTTTCTATTAGAAGGCCAAAAAATAAAAGTTCCTTGCACATTCCAAATATGGGAAAAGAAAACTGAGAAGCGCCCTAAGAAAAAAGGCAAAACTATAACGCCTTATCTAGATTTTGTATCTCCTTCACAAGCAGATTTTAGAATACAACGAGTAGGAGGTAATGCAGGTCGCGCGGACACAGACCTTTCTAAAGCAGTTTCAAGCAATTATTTTGTGAAAAATAAAACTGTTTTGTCTAATCAAGAACTTATAGATTTGATAAATAGTTTATGCTTCCCAACAATCGCTTTTACTGTTGGCCCAAAATCTCTATCAAAGACAGAGCTAATAGAAGTTTTAGAAGAAACATTATCTAAAATTTGAAAAGTTCTGAATTTTCTGGTATAATAAATATAGAAAATGAGGGAATAGTTAGGTATACCTTTTAGAGAAAGAAACTTGTAAATTTTGACTTTTTCTAAAATTTAGTATATAATATGTTTGTAAGGTTGAGAAACAACCAAGCGAACTAAAATTTATTTATTTTATACAAAAATGTAAAAGGAGAATTTTTATTATGACTCAGAACTCGATCGCTGTTTTCAATTATTTGAAGGCTCATTATGGTGAGAAGATTACTGCTCAGGAAGTTGCCGCCGCGCTTGGCGTGTCTCTTTCTGCCGTCACTGGTTCTGTGAATGGTCTTGCTTCCACCAAGAAGCATCCTGCTTATGCCATTCGCACAGAGGCCGAAATTCCTGCTGAGGATGGAAAGACCGCGAAGGTGAAGTATGTTTCCCTCACTGAGGAAGGCATGGCTTTCGATCCCGATAAGGCGGAGTAATTCACAATCGAATATTGATTGATATAAATATGGGACTTACACATATACTCTTGGGTAAGTTCCAATTTATCTATTTCAAAACAAACAAAAAATAACTAAAAATAAAGGAGAAAAAATATGTTGAATTAGGGTGAAAATAAAGTATTTATCGAAGGTATCCTTAGTGAAATCAATGTTCGTGAAGGTGAGTTCAGTAAGAACGGCAGTAAGGTTCCTTACCTTTCTGGCGAAATTATTGTAAAAGTCAATGAAGTGCTTGACGGTGGAATGGTTGAGAATGATGTCCCAGTCAGTTTCTTCGTTACTAAATATACTAATAGTGGCGCTGAAAATCCGGCTTATAAGTCTGTGAATGATTTGCGCTCTAACTTTGTTTCTATCGCGGCGAGCGACATTGATACTGCTGACCGCATCCGTATCACCTCTGGAACCATTCAGGAGAATGCTTATATTGGGCGTCAGGAGCAGACTGTTTCTTTCCCGAAGGTAAATGCTTCCTTCTTCCAGAAGATTTCTAAGGCTGATTGTGAGCCTCAGACCCGTTTCCAGAATACTATCTGCATTGCGAATATTCGTGATGAAGTTGACCGTGAGGGCGAGCTTACTGGCGCGCTTGTCGTAACTGGCGTTCTTGTTCAATATGGTGGTCGCGCGGATATTGTTGAATATAAGGTTACTAATAAGAATGCTATCGACCATATTCAGACCAATTGGCAGAAGGGCGATACAGTAAAGATTTGCGGTAAGCTTCGCTTCTCCAAAACTACCTTCTATACTGAAGAAGAAGTTGGCTTTGGCGAGCCTATTCGTATTCCCCATACTCGCAACACAAGTGACCTTATTATCACCAGTGGTTCTGCTGGAAGCCTTGAAGGCGACCAGGCCTATGATACCAACGAGATTGCCAAGGCTCTCAATGAGCGCAAGGTGCGTCTTGAAGAGATGAAGCGCAAGGCCGCGCAGAAGAATATTGCTAATGCTCGTCCCACTAAGGGAGCAGACCTGGGATTTTGAGTTAGGAGGTAGGTAAGTTATGGTCGATTTACTGAACCTTTAGCCTACAACAATTAGCCGAGACCTCCGCTCAAAGTATCTTCTGATTTATTCCCAGCCGAAAGCCGGAAAGACTTCTTTTGCGGCCTCCTTACCCAACAATTTGATTTTTAGTTTTGAAATTGGCACTAATGCTCTTTCAGGTATTTATGCCCTTCCAATTACTAAATGGTCTGAATTGAAGTTAGCTGTCAAGCAGTTAGAAAAGCCAGAAGTTCAAGCTAAATTCCATACAGTAACTTTTGATACTGTTGGTATTGCATATGGGCTCTGTGAAAAATATATCTGCGCTCAGAATGGAGTGCAGTCTATTTCTGATATCCCCTGGGGCCGTGGTTATGCAATGGTCAAGCAAGAGTTCGAAGAAACTCTTCGTAAGATTTCTATGATGGGTCTTGGTATTATCCTTATTGCGCATTCTTCTCGTAGAGTTGAAAAGCAATCTGATGATAGCGAAATTGAATTCTTTAGCCCTGACCTTGACAAGCGTTGCTACTCTATTGTCAATCAGCTTGTTGATATTATTGGATATATTGATGTGCGTTTCAAAGAGGATGGAACATCTGAACGTTTTCTTTATACTCGTCGTACACCTACTGTAATGGCTGGTTCACGTTGGAAGTATCTTGACCCCGTAATTCCTTTTGGCTATCAGGAACTTGTAGATGCAATTGGCCGTGCAATTGAGCGTTCTGAAAAAAACGATGGTGCCGTTGTCGTAGATAATCGCACTCCGGTCATTCAGGAAGAGCGCTCCTTTGAAGAGGTTGAAGCAGAAGCCCGTGAGCTATGGAGTAAAGCTGTTTCTAAGGACGAGCGTAATGCCGAAAGAATAATGGAAATTGTTGAAAAGGTTTTTGGTCAAAAAATGAAACTCTCCAATATTACTCCGGCACAAAAAGACCTCTATGAGGTTGTTGTTGCTGAAATGCGCGATTTAGTGTAATGTAAGAGAGGGATTGTCTCCCTCTCTTTTTATTTTATATGAAAGAGAGGGATATCTATGCTTGTAAAATGTTGGTATTGCAAAGAGAAAGTAGAAAAAGGTAGTAGTGATTGGGCTTCTTATAATGGACATAATTACCATACAGAGTGTGTAGAAATTGCAAAGCAACGCGCGCATTTCTATGAATATATAAATTATATTTTTTGTTTGAAGTCGCCTGGTCCAGTTATTATTACTCAAGCTAAAATGTATAATGAAAAGTATGGTTATAGTTTTTTAGGTATGGAGCGCGCGCTGAGGTATTGGATAGAAGTCAAGCATAACCCAGAAAATCGTCCTATTGAAGATAGGACAATAGGTATTATTCCATATGTTTATAATGAGGCTCAGATTTATTACGCACGCGCTGATAAAATCAATGAACAGTTTAGACAAGATACAGAAAAAGCAGAAGCACGAGAAAAGATTATAAAGGTAGTTCCTATCCCCAAGCAAAAAGAACGCAAACCTAAATATAATATAGATGAAATTGAGTGATGTGAATGCTTGAAGAAAAAGACTTATATATTCAAATAATCGGTTGCCTACTCAAACAGCCATCCATTCTTGGTCAAACTGATAAATATGCTCTTTCACTTGCAGACTTTCATAATACATTTTATCGAAAGGTATTTGGCATAATTTTCAATCTCTATGAACGTGGCGCAAAAAGCGTTTCAGCAGTAGATATTGAAAATGTTCTCAAAGAAAATCCCACCAATTGGGCTGTCTGGGAAAAAGAAAATGGGCATGAATTTCTTGATGACGCAGAAACACTAAGTGACCTAGGAAATTTCGATTATTACTACAATAGAATGAAGAAAGTCAATCTTCTTTTTGAACTCAAAAAGTTAGGTTATGATACTTCAAGATTCTATGTAGAAACAATTATCACTGATGATGATAAGAAAATCAATGAACTATTTGATGCACTCAAACCCCAAGACATTGTAAATGCTTTGCGTCGGCAAATTACTAGTGCAGAAACTAGGGCTGGTGTTACTCAAGAAAATAAAGTTGAAACCGCTAATTTCAAAGTGGCCCAACTCATAAAAACTCTAAAAAATGAACCAGATACAGGTGCGCGCCTTCAAGGAAAAATATTCAATACGATGGTACGTGGAGCGCGAAAAGGAAAATTCTATTTGCGCACGGCGAGTAGCGGGACGGGCAAAAGTCGCACTATGGTCGGTGATGCTTGCTATTTAGCTTACCCCATTAGATATGATAATGAGAAACAAGCTTGGGAATGGGCGGGTGCCTGTGAAAAAGTATTATATATCGCAACAGAACAAGAGCTTGATGAAATTCAAACTATGATAGTTGCGTATCTCTCAGGTGTAAATGAGAACAAAATACTATTTGGCACTTATGATAGTGAAGAAGAAGAAAGAATCCAAAAAGCTATTTGGCTCATGGACACTTATTCTGATAACCTTACTCTCGCGCGAATGGCTAATCCAAATATTTCCCAATTACAATATATGTTGCGCCAGCAAGTGCTTGAAAATGATATTGGATACATATTCTATGACTATATCTTTTCAAACCCTGCTTTGCTAAATGAATTTCGTGACTTGCGTATTCGAGAAGATGTTGCTCTTGGTCTAATGGGTTCCGCACTAAAAGATTTAGCAGTAGAACTCAATGTATTTATTCTCTCATCCACTCAAACTAATGCTTAGGTTGAAGATGGCGGGCGCCAGATAAAAAATGAAAGTGTTATTAGAGGCGCGCGCAGTCTAGCTGATAAGGCAGATATGGGCTGTATTATGGCGCGGCCAACCGATGAAGAGCTTCATAAAGTTGAGACTTTATCAAATATTCATCCCAATCTTGTGACGGATATATATAAAATGCGTAGAGGTAAATATACGTAGGTTAGAATTTGGAGCTTAGTAGATTTGGGAACTTGTCGTAGAACAGATTTATTTGCTACAGACCAATTCTTCAAACGAGTAGACATAGGTGAGCTCAAGCAAGAGTATGTGATGGAAGATACTACTTGGAACATTCAAAAAACAGTGGTTAACCTAAACACAGGGGAAATACTTCCTCCTGTGAAAAAGCAAGAAAAGTTTCTTATTACTGATCAGCTTCTTGAAAAAATACAAGAGAAGAAAGGAGACCCCTTCGTGGGATTGATATAATATGAAAGCCAATGAGGTACGATTGTCCCTTACAGATGAGCAAGTAATTCATTTGCTTATAAAGCTTGGCGCAACTAATTATATTGAAACTCCTTCGGCAGTTATTTTTCCGACTTTATGTCATAATATAAATATCGAAGAAGCAAGTATGAAACTCTACTATTATAGAAACTCGAAATTGTTTCAATGCTATACAGAGTGCGGAGATTGCTTTGATATTTTTGAGCTGTATCGAAGATATTGGAGTTTACGTGGAGTAGATAAACCTTTCTATTCTATTCTTTCTGATATAATGAATGATAGTGGAATAGAAGAAGAAGGTTTTGAATTTTTTCACTATGAAAAGCAAAAGAAATATCTCAAACGTAAACTTATTGAATTACCTGAATACCCTGCTGGAGTGTTAGACACTTTTTCAAAAACCTATTGCGAAGAATGGTTGCGTGAAGGCATAGCACCAAAAACTATGGATAAATTCAATATACGATATTCTATCCGCCAAAATAAAATTATTATACCTCATTATGATGTTGCTGGAAGACTTGTCGGAATTAGAGGGCGCGCCCTCAATCCAGAAGAAGCATCACAAGGAAAATACCGGCCTGTATATGTAGAAGGTAAACAATATAACCATCCGTTGTCTCTCAATCTGTATGGATTGAATTGGACGAAAGAAGATATAAATTACTATGAGACTGTAATTATTTTTGAGGCCGAAAAGAGTGTTATGCTTATGGACAGTTATTTTCCTAAAAATAATAGTGTAGCCGTTTGTGGCAGTAATCTCAATAAAAACCAATTACTAATTCTGCTTCATAATTGTAAAGTAAAAAATGTAATTTTAGCTTTTGATAAAGAATATGAAAAAATTGGAACGCCAGAATGTGAAAAATATTTGAATAAAATTAGAGCTATTGGTGAAAAATATAGTAAATATTATCAATTTTATTATATTGCCGATAGAGAAGGACTTCTAGCTCATAAGGATAGTCCTATTGATAAAGGGCCAGAAATATTTCAACGGCTAATGGAAAAGAAAGTGGTGATACGTGGATAATGGAATATAAATTATGTAATGAAAATTATAAAAGCAATTATGTGAAGTAGTTAGTAGCTAGTTGGGGCGCTGATGCAGATGTTTTACGCGACCCATCTAAATCAGTATTGCAATCTCCCTTAGATTTAGAAAATATTCGAGAAGGCGCGCATTTGCTCAAATAGGTGCTTCAAAAGAATGGGCATATTGTAGTTATTTGTGATTGCGATGTCGATGGAATGACAAGTGCTAGTGTTATATGGATGTATATCAAGAGATTATATCCAGAAGCCCGCTTAGACTTCAAAATTCATACAGCTAAACAGCATGGTTTATCTGACCTTATTGACGGGCTAATTGAAGAAAGTGAAGATATTGACCTTATTGTTGTTCCCGATGCGGGCAGTAATGATGAAGAACAACATACTGTACTCCATGATTGTGGTGTTCCAGTGCTGTGTCTTGACCACCATGAAGTAGATGTACAATCTAAAAATGCAATTATAATCAATAACCAATCTTCACCAAATTATAAAAATAAACAGCTTACTGGCGCAGGCGTAGTTTACCAATTTTGTCGCTATCTAGACAACCTTTATGGAGTGAATTATGCTGATGACTATATTGATCTAGTAGCTCTTGGACTTATAAGTGATATGGCGCAAATGGTTGAACCGGAAATTGCTTATCTTGTACAGCAGGGTTTAGAAAAGCCAATAAAGAATTTCCTTTTTCAGTCTTTTCTTGATAAGCAGTCTTACTCTATTGGCGCGCGCATGAATTATATCTCTATTGCCTTTTATGTCACTCCGCTTATCAATGCACTTATTCGTGTTGGAACAATGGAAGAAAAAGAGAACTTATTCCTTGCATTTATTGATGGAGAAAAAATTGTCCCCTCAACAAAACGCGGAGAAAAAGGAATGAATGAAAAATTAGCCACTCAAGTAGTTCGTAATTGTGTAAACGCTCGGGCTCGTTAGAATAAAGAATTAGAGTGCGCACTTGAGCAAATTGATTTTCGTATCCAAGACCAGGGGCTAGACAAGCATAATTTACTAGTTGTTGAACTAAATGATGAAGATTGTCTCAATCCAACGCTCAATGGGTTAATATAATGGCCCACTAATATCTTTTCCGTTTCATCAACGGGGTCATCTTTCGATGGCTAACGGGGAACCCTAAGTCAAATTTTGATATGGCAATCCCGTGGGAAGCAAAAATTTATGAACCTGTAACGACTATCCCTCGAAAGGGGAGTAGGGCCACTATTGATACGTGGTTCGAAATGGATATTCTTCTATTAAGAAGTAAAAGATAGTCTATACCTTATGAAAATAAGGATTAATATGTATTAGCAATGAAGTGCGCGGCGAGATATCAAAAGCCTACTCTTGTACTTCGAGAAAATAATAAAGGTTATTCTCGTGGTTCTGCGCGAGGAATAAATAATTCAAAACTTGAAGATTTGAAAGGCTATCTTACAGAGCTTGGCTTATTTGAATATTGCCAAGGGCATTCTTAGGCATTTGGTTCATCTATCAAGCATAACCTTATCCCTGATTTATTAGCACGTGCAGATAAAGACTTAGCTCAATATAATTTTGGTACAACATATTATAAAGTAAATTTTGAACGCAAAGCTTTTGATAGCGATATAGAGGATATAATCTATGATATAGATAAATATCATTCAATTTATGGCCAAGGTTGTCAAGAACCAATTATTGCCATAACTAATATTGATATCGAAAAGAAAGATATTCAAATAATGGGCAAGAATAAAGACACCGTGAAAATAACTCAAAATGGTATTGCATATATGTTTTTCCGCGCAAGCACGTTTATTGAACAAATAGAAAATTTATCATCTATGCGTTTAGAAGTAGTAGGCCGTGCGAATGTGAATGAATGGGGTGGACAATATACCCCCCAAATTTTTGTAGATGATTATAATGTGTATGATAATCGTCTTATGTTTTGAAGGGAGAGAACTGAATGACAGTAGAACAGTGGCTTGGCCCCAATAATCAAATTGGTATTGATATCTGGAAGCGTAAATATCAACATAATAATGAAAGTTTTGAAGAGTGGCTTGACCGCGTGAGTGGTGGAATTGATATATATAAAGAAGTCATTCGTAGCAAGAAATTTATCCCTGGTGGCCGTATTCTTAGCGGGCGCGGGGTAGATGATTGTAAGATGAGCCTGAGCAATTGCTATGTTGTCGAACCTCCAAAGGATAATTTGGAGTCGATTTATGATAGCCGAAAAAAACTTGCACGCACCTATTCCTATGGTGGCGGATGCGGCATAGATATATCTAAACTTGCTCCGCGTGGAGCTAAAGTGGGCAATGCTGCACGGGAAAGTTCAGGCGCAGTTAGTTTTATGGCTGGCTATAGTCAAGTAACAGAAGAAATAGGACAGCAAGGAAGACGCGGGGCACTAATGATTTCTTTGGATTGCCATCATCCCGACTTCCCAGAATTTATTGATATCAAAGCTAAGCCAGATAGCGTTACCAAAGCAAATATTTCAACTCGTATTACAAATGATTTTATGCAGTGCGCAGTTGAACATAAAGAATGGATAATGGAGTTTAGCCGGCCAGAAACTAATGAAACAATCATCAAGACTGCTATGGCTGATAAGCTTTTTGATAGATTGTGCGAAAATAACTGGAATTGGGCAGAGCCTGGAATATTGTTCTGGGATAAGATTGAAAATTGGAACTTGCTTTCAAATAACCCTAAATTCAAGTATGCGGGAACGAATCCGTGTGCTGAAGAGCCTCTTCCCGCGGGAGGCTCCTGCCTATTAGGTAGTATCAATCTTTCTGCTTTTGTGAAAGATAAGGAATTTGATATTGACAGTTTCATTGAAACAGTAGATATTGGTATTCGTTTTTTGAATGACGTTTTGGATGAGGGGCTACCCAAGCACCCTCTAAAAGAACAGCGAGAAACTGTTCGTGATTGGCGCCAGTGCGGATTAGGTATTATGGGATTGGCTGATATGCTAATTGAAATGGAAATTCCGTATAGCAGTCCACGCGCGAGAGAAATTAGTGATGAAATTGGTTTGCATCTTATCAATAGTGCTCTTGCAACGAGTGCGATGCTTGCCAAAAAAGATGGAACTTATCCCAAATATACAAAAGCCGTCCGTGAAACTCTATTTTATAAAAAAAATGTCATCCCAGAGGTAGACGAACTAGTAGACCACTATGGACTTCGCAATTCTCAATTACTTACTATTGCGCCAACTGGGACAATTTCAACAATGCTTGGAGTATCTGGCGGAATGGAACCAATTTTTGCTAATTCGTATACACGAAAAACAGAGTCGCTACATGGACATGATGAATATTATAAAATCTATACTCCAATTGTCGATAGATACATGAAAGCAAATGGGCTAATAGAAGAAGAAGAGTTGCCTAATTGGTTTGAAACATCTGCGACTATTACCCCAAAAGACCGCGTTTGTATGCAAGGTGTCTGGCAGTCCCATATTGATGCTTCTATCAGTAGCACAGTCAATCTGCCCAAAGAAGCCACCGTGGATGATGTGAAAGAAATTTATCTTACTGCTTGGAAGCAAGGATTGAAGGGAATTACTGTTTACCGTAGTGGCTGTATGCGTGAGGGAATACTTACTACTGAAAAACCGAAGAAAGAAGAAAAGAAGCCTAATACAGTCCTTAGTCGAGGCGACATTCTTGTAGCTGATGATAATGTAATCGGCCTCAAGCGCAAACTAACTTCTGGTTGCGGCTCTCTTCATGTTCAAGCATTCTTTGACCCAACCACAGGATTGCTTCAAGAAACGTATTTTTCTAAAGGAAGTACAGGCGGGTGTAACAACTTTATGATAGGTTTATCCCGTATGATTTCTCTTGCTTCGCGCGCCGGTGTGGGTCTAGAAGATATCGTAGACCAACTAAATTCTTGTGGTGCTTGCCCATCATATGCAACGCGTCACGCAACTAAGCATGATACTTCACCTGGAGCCTGCTGTCCGATGGCTATTGGACGCGCGCTTCTTGAAATGAGTGACGAATTTAGAGATTGGATGGAAAACAATGAAAGCAATGAAATTCGTATTCCAAGGGTAGAGCATGAAAAGCAAAAAGCAAAGATAAATAAATGCCCGCAATGTGGCGAGGAATTGGTACAAGAGGGCGGTTGTATTATTTGCAAGAATTGTGGATGGAGTAAGTGTGATTGAATATTCAATCACACTTTTTCCTTAGTAAAGAAATTTGAAAATTTGAGAATTTTATGATATAATAGAAATATAAAATAGGAAAGGTAGGTGGTATTTTGAATAATGAGATTTGAAACGCATTGCCATAGTCATTATTCGAATATCCGGCTTCTCGATTGCATAAATAAGCCGGAAGACCTTATTCTAAAATCAGCAGAACTTGGATATGCAGGTATTGCACTTACTGACCACGAAGCGTTGTGCGGTCATATTGAATGGCTAAATCTTGAGAAACAATATAAAGAACAAAAGAAAATTCCAGGAACATTCAAGTGCGCGCTTGGTAATGAAATTTATCTTGTCGAAGATAGAAATTATACTGAGCATAAAATCAAATATTTCCATTTTATCCTTATTGCAAAAAATACAATAGGATGGCAAGCTTTACGTGAACTATCTTCTGGCGCCTGGTTGCACAGTTATAGAGAACGAGGCATGGAACGTGTTCCTACTTTATATTCTGAGCTTGAAGCTATTGTTCAAAAATATCCAAATAGTCTAATTGCTACGAGTGCATGTTTAGGCTCGCAGTTAGATGGACTTGTCCTTTTGCTTGCTGAAGCAGAACAAGATTCAGATGATGAAATGATTTCTGTTATCAAGAATAAAATTGATAAGTTTATAAAATGGTGTGTCTGGCTTTTTGGTGATGATTTTTATATCGAACTCGCGCCAGGCACTTCAAAAGACCAGAAGATTTTCAACAAGAGAATAAAATCTATCGCTAGTTTCTATAACATAAAACTTGTCATCGGCACAGATGCTCATTATCTCACAGAAGATAAACGTCCTATTCATAAAGCCTTTCTCAATGCAAAGGAAGGTGAGCGTGAAGTCGATAGTTTTTACCACGATACATATCTTATGAGCGATGATGAAGCTTATTCAAAACTTTCAACTATTTTTTCAAAAGAAGAATTTGAAGTAATGAAGGCTAATTCTCTTGAAATATATAATAAAATTGGAGTATATGAAATATTTCATGACCCAATTATTCCAGAAGTTCAAGTCCCAGATTTGCATTGGGTAAAAAGAATAGAACCAAAATATGAAGCACTAATTCATTTACAGAACGAAGGCAATCTTCAAGAAAGATACTGGCTATGTAATTGTCTAAATAAATTACAAGAAATTCAAAAATATAATGATGAATATCTTACAAGACTCAATACAGAAGCTGATGTAATTTCATTTATTGGAAATAAGCTTGGAAATTGTCTTTTTGCTTATTTCAATACTTTTCAGCATTATATTGATTTGTTTTGGGAATGTGGTAGTGTTTGTGGGCCTGGCAGAGGAAGTGCCTGTGGTTTTCTTTCAAATTATTTACTTGGTATAACCCAATTAGACCCAATAAAATGGGATTTACCTTGGTTTCGATTTTTGAATAAAGAGCGGGTGGAACTGCCTGATATTGATATAGATCTATGCTCAGCAAAACGACCTCTTATTTTCAAGGCCATTCGAAAAGAGCGAGGAGAGCTCAATCTTATCCAAGTTGCAACATTTGGCGTAGAAGCCCCCAAGGCGGCGATTGCTTGTGCTTGCAGAGGTTATCGTTCAAAAGATTGTCCAAATGGCGTGGATGTAGATATTGCACAATACTTAGCAAGTCTTATTCCTGTAGAACGAGGTATGACCCGTTCTATCAAAGATTGTGTATATGGGAATGAAGAAAAAGGTTGGAAACCAATTCAAAAATTAGTAGATGGGTTGAAAGAATACTCTGGCTTGTTAGACATAATTCTTGAAATTGAGGATGTAGTTTGTCGGCGCGGACAGCACGCTTCTGGTGTAATGCTTTATAATAATAGTCCTTACGATACTACAGCTTTGATGCGTAGTCCAAATGGAGACTTGACAACTCAATTTGACTTACATAAAAGCGAAGAGCTCGGAGATACAAAGTTTGATTATCTTGTTACTGAAATTAGTGATAAAATTTCTGTAGCAATCGACCTGCTTCGTAAAGATGGTTATTTTTCTGAATGCAAAACCAAACGTGAAATTTATGATAAATATTTTCACCCAGAAGCTATTGATGTAAATGACCCTGAATTATGGCGCGCACTCGCAGAAGATAATATTCAAGATGTATTTCAATTCAATACACAAATTGGTAAAGAAGCAATAAAAGCAATTCAACCGAAGAGCCCTCAAGAACTTACCGCCGCGAACGCGCTTATCCGTCTTTCCGCACCAGAAGGCCAAGATAGACCTTATGATAGATATATTCGCTTCAAGAGAAATATCTCTTTGTGGTATAAAGAGATGGATGATTTTGGGCTTACAAAAGAAGAACAAAAAATTCTTGAACCTTATTATTTACAAGATTATGGTGTTCCTGCCTCGCAAGAAGCATTGATGCGCCTTTGTATGGATGAGAATATTTCTCATTTTACTCTTGGTGAAGCCAATGCTTGCCGTAAAATAGTTGCAAAAAAGCAAGTAAAGAAAATTCCAGAGCTCAAAAAGAAATTCATTGAAGCTTGTCCATCTGCGAAATTAGGCCAGTATGCTTGGCGCACAATGATGGAACCCCAAATGAGCTATTCATTTAGCATCAATCATGCTACACCTTATAGCTTTGTTGGTATTCAAACAGTAGTTTTAGCTTCTAAATACCCTAGCGTTTATTGGAATTGTGCCTGTCTTATTGTGAATAGTGCATCTGCTGAACTCTTCGATGATGATGATATTTATGAGGATACTTCTAATGTTGACGAAGTAGAAGAAGATGAAATATCTGAAGATGATGAAGAGGGAGAGGCATCAGAAAAGAAAAAAGGTTCGACAGCAAACTATGGCAAAATTGCAAAAGCTTTGGGCGAACTTCAATCTGCCAATGTAAAAATTGAACCTCCTGATATAAATACCGCAGGAATGACATTTACGCCAAATGCAAAAGATAATACAATCATTTATGGTTTACGAGGTATTACAAGAATAGGGATAGACCTAATTGAGAATATTATTAGCGCGCGTCCCTATACTTCCATTGAAGATTTCTTATCTAAAGTAAAAATAAATAAAACCCAAATGGTAAATCTTATCAAAGCAGGCGCCTTTGATAAATTTGGCGTCTCGCGTGAAGAAGTAATGGAACATTATATTTCACTCATTGCAGACCAAAAGAAAGAATTGAATCTTCGTAATATGCAGATGCTTATTGGGTATAATCTACTTCCAGAAGAACTTTCGCTTGAAGTGAAAATATTCAATTTCCAAAAATATCTCAAAAAGAATTGTAAAGATGGTTTATATTATAAATTAGAAGATTATCCTCTTGAATTTTATAAGACCCATTTTGATGAAGATGCTATAATTTATGAGAATGATGATTGCGGTCGTATAGATGCTTCAAGGTGGGATAAAACTTATACTAAACTTATGAACCCTGTGCGCGACTATATCAAAGCACATAAAGAGGAACTTCTAACTAATTTGAACAATATCCTTTATCAAGAAGTGTATAATAAGTATTGTCTTGGTTCAATTAGTAAGTGGGAAATGGATAGTGTCTCCTATTATAATCATCCCCATGAGCTCGCGCAGGTTGATCAAATCGCGCAAGGATGGGCCGACTTCAATAGACTTCCTGAAGAGCCAGAGCCGGAATATACTTTTACTACAAAAGATGGAAAGACTATTCCCATGTTTCATATTGAACGTATTGCAGGAACGGTTCTTGACCGAGATAAAACTAAACGTCTTATTACAATACTCACCACAACAGGAGTAGTGACAATTCGTATGTTTGGCGACGCATTTACAAAATACGACCGCCAAATTAGCGAGCGCGGGTCTGATGGAAAAAAGCACATAATCTGTCCCAGCGAGTTCAAGCGAGGTAATAAAATTATCATCAGCGGTATTCGTCGTGGTTCAACCTTTATTGCGAAGAAATACACTCGTACTCCTTGGCATTTAGTAGAAACTATTGATGAAATACTTCCAGATGGACAGATTATAACGAGGGTAAGAGAATGAGTATCGCATTGTATGACGCAGATAGAATATATGCGCTAAAAAATAAAAAACCTATCCCACCGCCCAATTTTTAGCTTATGAAACTATCCACCTATCTCAACCGTCAGCGAGAAATGGTCAGTTTTATTTCTGACCTTTCTCGCGCGCCCTACTATGAAAAAGTGTATTACTTTCAAGAAGATATTTCTATTCCTTTCGCTTCAGAGATAGTCCAATATGAAAATATTGAGTTATGTGGTTATGCCGTAAATGGAAGATATAAACCAATGAAAAAAGAGGTTGAACAGTGTCCACTCAATCCAATGGCCTATATACGCACGAAAAGTGAAAGGCCAATAGATAATAAAAATGATAAGACATTTGCGCGCGGGCAACATATTCTCCTCTCTAATGGAACCCGTGCATATCCATATAATGATTTTGATTTTGAAGCCAGTAGCACATTATATATCCATGACCATAAATTACCAGATAATTGGGCAGAAGAATTACCAAAGTATCTCTAGTTAGATAAATATAATATGAAGCGTAGTATTGTTTTTTGTTATCCGGTTATCTTCTCATCGCTAGAAGAACTTCGTCCATTATTTCAATTTTACACTAGTAAAACCGAAAGTAAATTCCAAGCCCAAATTACTTGCCTAGAACGTCCAACTTTTGAATAGATTCAAGAATTACAAGGCACGCCCGGTAAGAATTGGTTAGATATTATTTACTTTCAAGAGCAAAAAATACCTTCAACAACCGAGGAAGCTTATGATCTATTTATTGACGGGTTGAAAAGCATTCTCTGGTGTATGGGTTCGCGCATAAGATATAAATTAGAGCCACCAGTAATGGCACCAGGTCTTGGTGGATGGTATATGGCTTGGATATATATAATCCAAAAGATGAATAGGACAAATAAGGTTTCAGGAGCAGAGACTAGAAGTCTTTATGATAGATTGACCGAAGTGCTTATGGCTCAACTATATACCGCGCGCCCCACAATGGATGCAAGATATGTAATAATAACTTTATGTAATAAATACAACGAAATTGATAAACTAATGAAATGCAATCCCAAAGAATTTGTTGAAAATGGAGGAAAAATATGACAGTAAATCAGATTCAAAATGAAGTAAATCAACTGCTTCAAGAAAATACCGATATCATCACTCAGGGCTTCTTCACCCTCAATTCCACTATCAGTAAAAATATGGAGCGTATCAAAGAACTTCAAAATTTATGCCCGCATTGTTTCCAGTCTGGAAAATGTATTTATTGCGGTAAAAAGGAGATGGAATAATGGACGAGAACAAAATTGTAACTATGCCAACTATTCCTACAGCCGACGTAGTGGATGAAGCGACTGAAGAAAGTAGCGAGGCCTATTTCCGTGACCTTGCAACCAAAATTCCAGGAATGGATGGACTTGAAGCTCTTGCTTCTTTCCTCTCTATGCCTAATGACGCTTTTGAAGCAATGAAGCCACTTATGCTTGAAGAGATGGAACGCGGGTTCAATAATTCTAATGCGAAGTATGATATGGCGCTTGCGCTGAATATGTCAGGAATGTCTGTTGCAGAACTCAATAAAGCATTCGAGGATAGTATTGCAAAGATTGATGAACAGTTCAAAGATTATGACCAATCTCGCAGAGACTTTGTCAAGCAGGTACTTACTCTTGCTGTGAATGGTTTGCAAAGTGCAAAAGCGTCAAGTAATAAAATTATTCGTATTCCTATTGAGCTTACTAGTCCAGATGCTCATATGCCTACTTATGCACATGATGGAGATGCGGGTTGTGATGTATATGCTTTAGATGATTATACTGTTGAGCCTCATCAAACAATGATGATTCCTCTTGGCTTTAGAGTAGCTATTCCAAAGGGGTATGAACTTCAAATGCGCCCGCGCAGTGGTATGAGTTTGAAAACTAAAATACGAGTGGCCAACGCGCCGGGGACCCTTGACTCTTCCTTCAGGGGAGAGGTCGGCCTCATCATTGACAACATTGGCACTTATCCATTCTACATCACAAAAGGTATGCGAGTCGCACAAATGGTTCTCAATGAAGTTCCTCTTGCAAGCTTTATGGAAGTAAAATCTATTGATGAAAACGAAACCAACCGCGGTTCTGGCGGGTTCGGGTCTTCGGGGAAGTGAATTATGGCACGTATTCTACTAACACAAATTCAGCAGGAAGCCGAAAACATATAGTGGAAAGTCCTTTCAACAGAATATAAGAATCTCAAAGAAGAAATGGAGTGGCAATGTCCAGAAGGCCATAAAGTCCTTACCCCTTATGAAAAATGGCGCAAACGACCTTTTTGTCCTGTTTGCGCCGAAAAGCAAAAAGCCACAACCACAATTAGTTCTCCTAAGCCTAAGGGCGCTTATCGTATTCTTGCCTTAGACTAGGCAACATATATTACTGGTTGGGCTATTTTTGAAAATGGAGAACTAATCCGGCATGGCACTTATGGAGTAAATTTTGATAGTGAAGCAAATCGCATAAATGAAATTCGCAACTGGGTTTTGAATATGATTACTGCGTGGCGTATAGACTTTGTATGTATTGAGGATATATAGTTTCAAGACAACAAAGCAGAAGGAATAAAAGGCGCAGAAATAGGCGTAACAACCTATAAGTCTCTCGCACATTTACAAGGTGTGCTAATAAATTTACTCTATGCTAATAATATAACTTATGAGGTTGCTCCAGTAGGCACTTGGCGCCAATATTGCGGTATCAAGGGACGTAGCCGAGATGACCGTAAGAAAAGCGCATAGCTAAAAGTTCAAGTGTGGTATGGACAAATGTGCTCACTTGATGAGGCTGAAGCAATTTGTATTGGCAAGTATGCCTGCGCCAGCCACACAAAATAGAGCGAAATGCTTGATTGGACATAAAAAAGAGGACACTCGAAAGTGTCCTCTTTTCTCTTACCATTTCTTTATACAATTTTCTAAATTTTCAAACCATTCCATATAATGTTTATGAGTTGCTTCCCATAAACAATCTGCCACCTTTTCTTTCTCACCATTCTCTCCCATTGCTTGAACGATAGAGGTAAACTATTTATGCATCTATTGAGAATGCGCGAGCCTATTCTTAGCATCTGTCATATAAATATCTGCAAGCTGTTTGTTGCTATCTTTTAGTTCTTTTGCATACCCAATAAGCATATCACTATCTTTCAAATCATCATAGATAATTTGATAGAGTGTTGTCAGTTCTTTCATAAGTGAATTATCACCACATTAGGCGTTGGTCGTAGCTCGCGCCACCATTGTTTGACATTGAAATGCCATCACTGCCTATACGTAATATTTGATTTGGATTTGCCACATTAGTAAATATGATACCATCATTGTCAAACTAAATAGCAGAACTTGACATAAGAGTTAGTTCTTTATTGGATGTAAGGCTCTTTTGAGTAGTTTCATCATTCAATCCACCAGAGGTAAGAAGTTTACTTGCGCGCCCATACATCTATTGATTGAGACTAAATGAATTTGCCGTTGCAGAAAGCGTCTAGAATAAATCATCAAATTTATTAGAATAATTCTATACAGCAAAAGTAGATGCAGATGCATTATCCAAGTCGTAATTTATTTCTGTAAGAATAACACTTTCATGGTATGGTGTCCCATCTTCTTCATAACCAAAATACTCTGTATCTTCCACCCAAGTGCGGTCGCCTATACAGAACTTATAATCTTTATACTCTGGCAAGGCATAAAGGTCAATTGCAGTAAAGTTGTAATTGATACTAGGCTTCGCGCCATCATTGCTAACCTTCAGAGCATCTGCATAGTAACTATCACTATCAATATAGTCACTACTTGTCCAGTTACCTTCTTGAATATAGCGTGCATAGCGTTGATTGAATTTACGTTCAAGCTCTTGTTTACGAGCCACAATTTTTGCAAGTTGCTTTTTTGCGGCGGCCAGCTATGCGGAAACACGATTATACTCTTTAGTGAGACGCTAAAGCGTTTCCTAATCCTCTGTTGTAGAAGCACCAATTGAAGGAGCAATCCCCTGTCCTGTAATAGTTGCATCTACTGTAAAAGCAGAAGCATAGCTATATGCAGAAAGCATTTCTTTCAAATGGATGGCTTGATAACTGTATCCTGTTGCACCATTTATTTGCTCGCTCAATTTATCATACTAAGTATTCAGTAAGCCAAGTAAACGAAGGTAACCTGGGCCATTTTTGCCATTGGCCTCAATTACACACTTCATTTCTACTGGGTCTTGCGCGGATACTTCGTTACTCTCTATTTTATAAAAATCATTATATACTTGCATCTTTTCAAGCAAGCCAACCTGAATAAAATAGTCAAAATTGTAAAGAACATTTTCTTTACTTATATTATCCTCTGCGCTACTAATAGCAACATAACCATTAGAAGTATAGTTATTTTCACTATAGTCAACATAAAGTTTCGTAACCAAGCTATCTGTTTTTATGGTACGTGAAAGATTAGTAAGATTGATACCATATGTAAAACCTACTGGGTTTTCCACACCAGCATAAGATGTAAGTGTTACCCACTTCTTTCTGCGCGGTTCAAGAGTTATTTGGTCTGTATCATCATAAGCAATACTACCGTCATCATTATGCTCAATGATATACTTACACCAAACTTCAAAAGTCTCAGCAACTTTTTGAGTAAGGTCAAAACAGTTACTATTTGAGCTTTCAAGACTACGGTACATTATATAGCTCTCTAATTGAGTAAATGATACGCGAGTATAACGGTCTCCCCCATTTTTCCACGTAGGTGGCGCAATGAGAGTATAATTTAGATTTGCAGTATCATAATAGTATAGACCATTAGCATCCTTTATATAAAATCCATCCGTTTCATCGACGGGCGCAGTCCCAACTACAGTAGCAGTATTCCCATTGAGAGTAAAATACTGACGAATAGAATGAACTTGACTACTATTTGCCGATAATCCCTCAGTATTTATTGAAGCTTCATAAAAATTTGTTGGAAAATTTGCTGTTGCGGGAATAGCTAAATCAGTATAAGGACGATAATATTCATCCCCAGCAGAACCAGATTTTTGGTAGTAGGTCTTTGGAGAAGCACTAAGAAAGACAGCCGTAGATACCTGCTCAGAAGCAAAACGATTATCTGAAACAGTAAAACCAGTAAGCGGTAGAATATAAGTTGTTTTTCCATTTACTACTATAGAAGTGGCTGATGTGCTAGACCATTGCTCTGCGGTTACACTATTATCTACTTCTCCAATGATAGCAACCATTGAATTATTTGTACTACCGGTAAAATAATATCTATATTCTGTTCCTAATGGAAGTTCATTCGCGCCAGTAAGCTAATTCAATTTGAAGGTATAGAAATTATCTCCATTTGTAAAGGCAAATACAGTATTTGTACCTAAACTGGCAAGTTTGGTTTTTTCACTACCATAAGTTACACTATCTATCGTTCCAAAGTAACATGGCTTTTTATCCTAAGTAGATGAATAGGTCATTGCTGTATCTGTAGTGGCGGTCTTTACACGATAGTATAAAGATGGATACTCAGGAGAAGAGCCTTTATTACAATATTGACTAATAGTATCAATTGTACTATCATTTTCTTTGATAGGTGCTTCAATCCACTCACTAACATTACTCTTTTTAGGGACTTCCGCAGTGAATTTAGTAATAGTAAAATCTGTTAGGGGATACAACACCCAGTCCATTGTGAAAATAACCAAACTTTGCTGTAGAATTAGGTCACCATCAACTTCAATAAGACCCTCAGAAAAGCAACCAAAAATCTTCCCTTCTTTATTTAGCTAACTATATGGAATATACACCTTACCGCTAGATATAGTACCACTGATACCAGGGCGTAAAATACCTTCGTCATCAATAGAATAGGTTTCATAATTGATGCTTCCATTTTCTACGTCTTTTACATTAGCAGAATAAACTACTTCTTCACTTGTTTCAGTTAGATTTACTTCTAAGTCTACCACAGCAGGAACTTTATTACTTCCTGCCTACACATAACGCCATTCAGTATCCTCAAGAATACTTTCCATAAATTCGGGCGCACTTTGGATACCGCTTCCATCACGGTTATCTAAACTAAATACTTGAGTATATCCAATCTTGCTTAGCTCATAAATAGGTAAATACTGACAAGTGTATGTTTTAGTAAACTACTGATTATGAGTTTCTTGAATATCTTTTATAATAAAATCATACCATTCTCCATCATACCAAAGTTTTACTTTGGCTTCATTGAAGCAATATGGCATAAGGTAGTTTTCTACGCGCTAACCTGTTTGATTATCAATATATGTTCCATAGAGAGAAAAAGTAAGTGTCAACTCACCATATACAGTCTATTTAAACTTGATATTGAAGGCGCGACCCTAATCTTCCATGGTGTCCGCGCCGAGTGTTACCAAGCGTATTTCTTCCCATCTATTATTCTCTTCATTGAATTGGTCTTCCCATATTTCAATTTTATAAGGTACTTTACGAATAGTTTGCTCATATTCATTAGCATACTCTAGTTCACTCTGCCATAGAGCAAAGATAGAAATTGGCTCTGGATTTTCTACTCCTGTTGTATTGTCTTGAAGTATTGGCAAATTCTCTTCTTGCGAGCGCGCAGACCATATCTAAAAACGGTAGCCTGCACGAGTTGGAGCAGATGGTTTAGATAAATCACTTTGCGCCGAAAGTAAAGTTCTCTAACATGGACTTTCTTGCCAAACCGGATATAAGATAAGGCTATCTCCATCATTAGATAATTTACCTAACTGATATCCGTCAGGTAAAACTATGCCGCCTTGTGTGTCTGTCCATCCTAAAAAGTGATAAGATTTATAACCATCAATGTACTTCAAATCACTTGTTGAGCTTAGATCGCCACCTTGAGGATAAAGCTTTACCAAAATTGCATTTGCAACTTTGTCTGGCTCACGACTGGGGTTCGGAATATCATCAATATAATTCCCTTGTAATACATAAGAGCTTGTATTATCAAGCACAAGTGATAAATTAGCATTACCATTATAAAGGTCACCGGCATTGTAAATAATACTCTCATTTTCAGTTTGAAAGACCCATTTTGCAATTGGACGATAGTAATATTTCTTTTGGAATATTAGGGTTTTATTTATCTTGGTGTATATTGAGTAAGTTTCTTCCTTTAGGCGCGAAGTATTCCGGATTGTGTATCCCTAATCAACATACTTTATACCAGATTCTTGGTCTTTTACTAGTGCGCCTTCCTCGTTTTTATAATAGTAATCTATAATGAATTGTTGAAGATAATCAACATAAACTGTCAAATAAGGTTCTGCTTCAGTCAGCTTTCCAAGCACTTTATCAACATTTATATTATACCGCACTCTAGGCACTCGATTACTTTTCGCCTACTCGGTTGTAATACTTGTAACATTACCTAAAATCTCATTTGTATCTTCATCAAGGCTATAATATAATATTGATTTGGTTGTAGATGCAGTAATCTTTTCTCCATCAACGATAACCCAGGTGCCAGTAGTGCTATCATATGTTTGTATACCAGTTTGTATATAATATGTATATGCCATTTGGCACCTCCTTAGTAGTATTTATATAAATAATCAATACTCACTTTACTAATAGGCTTGTCACAACTCAACTGCATATAAGACATATCATCTTTATTTTCTGAAAGCGGAATTTTTGAAAAGTCTCCGCGCAAAGCATGATTTGCAATAACTCTGTCTGAAACTTTCTATTCTACTTCGCCATCGATTGTAACTGTATATATGCGCGAAGCAAAAAGTAATCTTTTCTTTGTATCTAATGAAAAATTGATACCCACCATTATAGCATTAGTATCAATATTTTTCATTGCCTTTTTGAGTAAATTTGAAGCAATTGAAAAATCAATGGCATTTTCAACAATTGTCACATCATTATGAGTTAGTGTGATTTTGATTTCTTGACTAGTAGTTACCGCATCAGATAATGTAAAATTCAATATATAATCTACAGGCAAATCCCCGGCATTATATAGCGTAATTAGTCCATTATATGCACTCTAACTAAGCTCATTATTTTCTTGATAAGTATCAATGGTATATTGTTTAGTAGACTGGCGCGGTTGCAACCTACTTGCTAATGCCCATTCACGCACATTTTCACTATACAAACTCACTGGCTGAAGTCCAGTTTCACCATATACGCCATAAGAACTTAGCCATTTAGAAACAGAATATCCATATGGGTCATAACATACAAAAGTAATTGTACTTTCTCCCTTATATATCCGTTCATCTACATCTTCTTCAAAAGGCACAAACTATATGGTTGGCGCAGTTTGGATTTTTGCATAGTACTGAATATATGGTGTCTCATCAAGAATAAGTGGTTTGATACCACAATTCAACCAACGCTTTAGTTGATGAAATTCTGATTCAGTTACACTATCAAAGGCAACCTACAATGTAATAACTCGTTGTGTCATTTGTGTTCCAAAGTAGTGTGTTCCGTCCTGACCTGGCACAGATTGTGTCAAGTCTTGAAAGGTCGGGGACAGACCTCGTGAGTATCTGTCCCCATTAGCGACGCTAAACAGGCCAAATTGAGAGGAATGTATGCCATTATATACAAAGCCTGTATAGTCGTCTTTCTAGTAAATATTTCTCATTTTATTTCCTCCCTTGTGTTTAGCGTCTGCGATTGAGTAATGTTACATTACGGAATTGCGCGCTATTTACAATTTCTTGTTTGACTTTGTTGATGGCTTGATCAATGTCATAGTCTGCACCAATTGAACCAATATCAATATTGATTTCACAATTACTTCCCGCTTCTACATTAGAAGAGGGGAATTTGCCAGAAATCATTTTTGCAAGGTTAGCAGTAAATGAAGCAATCATAGCGGTTTGATTGGCATTGAGGAATGCTTCTGGTTTACCAGGAGTGCCATCAACCCAGGCAGGTCCAGTGTAGTCTACAAGGCCACCTGTAGCGTATCTAGCACCACTAACTTTATTGTCATCTGCCATATCTTGAGCCGTATTGGTCCGCGCGAAGAATTGTTCTAAGATAGAAGGTAACGTGGTCTGCATTGCATGCGCCACATGAGTCTCATCATTTTGAGGAATATCGCCAATAGTCCAAATAAGACTTTCAGTCTATTTAGTAAGCGCATCTGTAACTATCTTAGATATATACTCACTAGACGAAGTAATACCCTCGTTTAGTTTCTCTAAGTAGCTCTTTGACCCAGCAATATTTGTAGCCTGCTCTTCATCCATCTTTTCACGCTCGGCATTAGAAGCATTGCGCCAATCCTCACCCATATGAATAGCATCGAGAATAGCCTATTCGCCTTGTGCAATGGTTTGCTCTGCGCGCTCAATGTATATACGATTTTCAACATTGCTGTCAATTTGCTTCTACATCGCATCAAGAATATCTTGATGACGCTCGGCATCTTTATCCATTTGCTTTTCAAGGGTGTCAAGAATATTGTCTACATTCTAATCAGCCAAATCTTGCTGGTCAGAATTTATTTCTTCTTGAAGTTCTGCAATATCATTTACATAGCGACCAGAACTATCACGTTGGAGCAGGGCTAAACGATTTTGCTTTTTTTGAAGGTCCTCAAAACTATTCGCACGCTCGCGCGCCTTACGTTCTTCCTCAATATTATTACGCACACTTTCAAGATAACGCTGGTCTTGTTCTTCAAGCTTTTCATAAAACTCTTGACGGTCTTCAAGCTGCTTTTCATCAAGCTCTTGGAATACATCTGCAATATCATTAGTGAGGTCAATGAAACTATCGCGCCAGCCTTCCCAAAGTTCTTTTAGCTCTTTCTTATAATCGTTGATTTCATCAGTAAGGTCTTTCTGACGACCAAGGACATCATCATAAGCATCAATCCATTCATCAAGTTCTTCGGTGATGTCGCCAGTAGATGCCCAATACTCTTCGGTTAGGCGGAGAGAACCGTCAATAGATACCTCGATGTATTTGGAATATTTAGATTGAGCTTCTTTTTGGAGACGTTCAAGTTCGGAATTGACATGGTTGAGATAGGATTGATTAGAACCAAGAAGGGTTTTGTAGTAGTCTTCTTGGGCTTTAGTGTTATTGAAGATATCAACGGGTTTGGTGAGAAGTTCCTGGACGTCTTGAAGAGATTCGAGATGTTTTTTGTAGTCGTCTACAGTTTTGATGTAGTTGTAGAAGGGGTCTTGTTTGGGTTTCGTTGGAGCTTTACTTCCACCACCACCTCCACCACCAGAAGGAGGTTTTACGGAGGAACCTGCGCCCTTACTGCCAGAACCGCCTTGCGCAGTAATTTGAGGAATATAGCTTTTACCTTCAACAGTAACCTTGCCATCTCCTGCTGCGGCTAAGGGGCCACTTGTTTCGAGACTCACCGTGCTTTCCATACCTACCTATTTGTAGGAAATATTGGGAATATATTCAATATTTTCCGCTGCCATAGCATTCTGTACTGCCGCGGCAGCCTCTGTTGTAGTGAATGTTTCTCCTGCTGCCTGTTTGGTAGCAATAAAAGTGTTTAAAGCTGACTGTGCTAATGCATCTACGTCTTTCATTTCTGTTTCACTGAAAGATTCACCAACACCCATACTTTCCATTCTCTTTGCAGCATCAGTACTCTAGAAATTTTCTACGGCTTTCTCATATTCTTCGAAGGCATCATCAATATTTGATTTAGCTTCCTCTTTCTGTTTATCTGTAAAAATAGGATTATTATCTATTCCCTTTTTTATAGATGCCTTCTAAATTTCACGCATTTCCTTCTTTACTTCTTCTAAGGCTCCTGGCACTTTATTCGCCGCAGCTTGCATAGCTTTGATTAGTTTAGTCGATACCTCAAAAGTCTCAGGAAGGGCATCTAAGTCCATTCCTAAAATTCCAGCTAAGCTTTCACGTATACCTTCAAAATACCCAAAACCTTCATAACTATTCAAATCATTTATTTCTTGTAATTTTTCTATCCATGTATCAGCACTATTTAGCACAGTGTCTTCAGATTCTTCATAAAGCATTTGATCGACTGCTGTTTCTGCGAGACGAGCTTTATCTTGACCAAGTTCTTGTGGATATTTATTGGCAAGGTAGTCCATATATTTATTTATTTCGTCTTCATCGAGTCCTCTATCCACGCCTTTTTGAATAATAGACTAAGCGGTTTGTGCTGATTTTACGTAATCTTCCGCGGCCTGTTCAAGAGTTTCTTGGGTAATATTTTTACCACTTTTTGTAAGGGTAGCAACTAGTTCCTCATAGTGAGTCACAATTGTATCAGCAGTTTGTCCTTCTAGTTTATTAAGCCAATTATACCAATCTGAGTATTCTGCTTCAAAGTCTTGTGGGCTAGCTTCTCTTCCATATTCGGCTTCTGCCCTCTCTGTAGCAAATTTTTGCATATTGGATATTCTATTAGTATAAGACTTGCCATAAACCTATTCAGCAAAACCGCTTGCCCCTAATTTACTAAACTCTTCCCAACTACCATCAAAACCAAATAAAGACATCAATGCTATTTGCAAATCTTCATCATTTTGAGCCGCCTCTAAAATGCCCTAATATATAGCCTCTATGTAAGCTATACCATTTTTCAGCCCCAATTCTGCAAACTAGTCGGTTCCCAATTTATCAATTAATGAAGTAAGAGTAAGACTAAAATCTTTGCTATTATATTCAAAATCTATAGTAACTTTATTCTCATCTAATATTCTCTATAATGTCTCTACTCTACTTATTATATCAGATTCTTGAAGAGACATCGCTGTTGGGTCCGTCAAATCAACCTCTAGGCCCTGTACATAGCGTTCAAAAAAGTCCTGTTGCTTATCCGACAGTTTGAACCATCCGTCTGCACCTGGAAGCATTGCCACCCATTGGTCTTTTATCTCTTTTTCTAGGGCTTCCATACTGTCTTTAGTAGTTTCAATTGTGCCTTCAACTTCTTGCACAGCTTGCTTATAATAAGCAACGTAATCCATTAGTCCGGCACGGGCAGATTCTTTACCCCTATCTGATAAAGAAGAATCTTCAATTTTCTTTAGATAGGTTTCAGTATTTTCTGCTAAAAAGCGTACAGGAACATTGCCAATAGCCTCATTAAGCTTTACAGCATTTTTCCATGACGTAATATCTGTTTGAGCAACTCCAATGCTAGTTCCCTATACGCCATTTTTATCGGTCATATAGCCATTTTGTAATTGCCAGCGTCTCTATTCAGCTTTATCTAGAGTTTTCTAATAATCTTGCGCCTTAGCCTTTGTATCCTCATAAAACTTTGTATCCATACCAGTGGCAATTTGAAGAGCTTTTACATGCAAATCTTTTTCCTAAGTTGCAATTAGTTGTTCCAAAGCATCTTTTTCCCGCGCAATAGCTTCTGCATTGCTACCATATCCTTTTGCAATGTCAGGATTTAGTGCCACAATAGCGTCACAAATTTCTAAATACCTAGAATACTGTTCATTAGTCAAACTAATATTTTGACCATAACTACCCACTCCTTTTTGTAAGGTAGCAAAGTCATCCATTCCATCTATAGTTTTTCCAGAACTATCCTTCATGCCTTCTTGATATGAACGTAAATTAGACAATGTGTCTTCTAAACTATTGATTTCCTAAGATAAATTTTGAAGTTCTTTTATTGTTTCATTATATTCTTGTATTTTTTCTTTGGAAGTTTTAATAACTTTATCCAATATCGTAACCACTGCAATGATAGCCGTAATTACGAGAGTAATCTTTCCCATTGGACCCAATGCGCCCCAAAAAGAACTAGATAATCCTTTCATTGAGCCAGATAAAGAAGTTATAGAGGCTTCAGCCACAGTGATCTAAGTTGCAAAAGCTTTTGCAGCTTCTGTTGCAGGATCTAGACCAGACATGGCTTTTTTCATAGCCTCTATATTATTTTGTAAAGAGACAATCTAATTTAATTTTGCAACATCCTTCATAGGAGTATAACCCTATTGAGACATAGAAATTGCTTTTATAATTTCTCCAATACCGCCACTTGCCCATTGGTCTTTAAGATTAGGCAAATTATTTGAAATTCCAAGAGCGCTTAATGCAGTTCCTGCGGCACCAGTACCATATCTTAATGCGCCGAAAGTAAGCAAAACTTTACTTATTGTGTTTCCTCCGGCCCCAAGCGCACCAGTAATATCATTTATCAAATTTAAAATTTGTGTTAAAACATCAACACCAAATTTAATTACATCCTAATTCAAAATCCCAGTAGTAAATTCTGTCCAAGCATTAGATAAATTATTCAACTTACTTTGCAAACTATCTAATGTCTTATTGAACTATTCTTGTGATGCACCTGCACTATCCATAGCATAACCTAATGTCTCTTGTAACCCTTCATAGTCATTCATCATTGCCAAGAAACGGCTTTGCTAACGTGAGCCTGCGGCCTATGTAGCAATATATCTTTGCTACAAGGTATCCAAACTATCCCAACGAGAAGCAAGTTCAATAAATACATCATCCAAATCACGCATCTAACCAGTAGTATCACGTAATGCGACACCAGCAGTTTTTAATGCCTCTTCAATCTTATTTACACTAACTTCAGTGCCTTCTTCATCAGTACCAGTAGCTTCTCCTTGTGAAATTAATTTTTTGACTTCTGCAAATCTTGCAATAACTGTTTTTAATGCAGTACCAGCAGTTTCAGGAGCCTCTCGTGTTGTAGCAATAATCTACGTCAAGAATGCCGCTGTAGTCTCTAATTCCATACCAGTACTATGCGCAATGGAAGCCACCTTACTCATAGCAATGGATATTTCTTCGGTATCCGCCGCAGTTTTTGCCGCAAGATTAGAATACACATCATTGATATGGGCCAAATCTTGATAGGCTAGCCCAAATCCTTTAATTGCCGCTGTCGCATAATCAGTAGCTTTTGCATAATCAATATTTGAAATACGAGCCATTTTCAATGTCTCATTCGCTGCTGCCATTACTTCTGCATCAGTAAGACCTTGCTGATAATACAACTACGCAACTTCATAGGAGCCTTTGATTGTAGAGCCTGTAGCTTGTGCCATTGCAGTATATGCATCAATCTAATTCCACAAATCTTTAGTTGTATAATCAGTAACTACAGCGATGTTATTCATTGCTTCGTCAAGTTCTTTTACTGACGCAAACGCACTACGCACAACTCTGCCAAAAGTACGTAAAATACCGGCCATTGTACCAAATTGCGCAAAACGAGAAACTACTTGGCCAAGCTCTTCTTTTTGGCGAGCAATAGCTTCTGTAGTTCCTTGAAGATCTCCAGTTAGAGAACCAGCATTTTGCCCAGCATCTCCCATGGCATTGGCAAAATCTCTATAATTTGCCACCGCACCCTATACTTGTGCTGATTTCTCTTGGTTTAACTAATTAGTAGCTTCTCCCAACTATTTATTAGTATCTTTAATCTATGTCTATACGGTAGTGCCAAAAGCATCATCAATGGCTTCTTTAAAAATTTTTAAAGCTTCAGCCTACTTTCGATATTTATCAAGATTCTCTACATCAGAGCCCTTAGTTTGAGCATCATTGATTTTAGAATTTAATGATTGAATTTTTTGAGTAATTGTATTATCAAAATTAGTAATATCTAAATTATCAATAGTTATCCCCTTTATGAGAGTGGTAAAAGGGCTAGCAATACCAAGATTTGTAGCCTCTTGACCGAATGTAGATAATTTAGCTTTTAATTCATCAACTTTCTATTGTGCAATTGTACCAGAATTGATAAGTTCCTAAAAAACACCGCCCTATCCCATTCTAGTTTGAAAAGCACGCCCGAAACCAGTCCAAGCTTGAGAAGAAATATTTCCGGGCCGAGCTGTGTTTGTATAAGTTTCCCAAACCTTTTCAAGTTGTTCTTGTAATTTTCCTGCATCAGAAGGAGTAAAATTAGTTAGAGTGGCTTTTACTTCTTCAAGCTATGACTTAAAAGCCTTTAAACCTTTATCATCTCCAAGCCTTCCAATTAAAGAAGAAAAGATATCTCCTTTGCTAATTTTGGAAGTTAGTGAAGATGAAAAATTATCTAAATCTGCTTTTACTTTGTCTAATTCCTATTTAACCTTGCCGCTAAAATCTCCTAAAGCAGTTTTCTAAGCTTTTTTTCCAGAAACAGCATTTACAATTTTATCTTCAAAAGTTTTAATACTCCCTGCGACATTATTGCCAGCTGTTTCAATATTATTTTGTAATTTTTGAAAATTTTCTTGAGCTTTTTTTAAATCTTCAGCACCAAGGCTGTTTATAAATTCAGAATACCCACCAACTTTTTTTGTATACTTGCTATTAGCCAAATCAGCCTAGGCCTTTTTCGCTTTTGCTACAGCATCACTATATTTATCAGATAAAGCTTTTGACAAATTATCAACATCTTTTTGAGCTTTTATAATTTCAGGCGTATTTAAATCAAGTTCAAAATTTTTCTCGCCAACTCTGTTCAAATTATGGTTTAAATTAGCAATTGCTTTATCTACATCTTGACTGGCGCGCCCGATATTTTTCAACTATTCAACAGTAGCTTTTCCGTTAATAATATTTTCACCGGCAAGCTATAGTTTATCGAAAGCCTTATTTAAATCTGTAAAGCTCTTTACTATATCCGAAGTGGTATTTTTATCTAATTTAAAATTCTAAAATTGTGCAAAAAGCTTCTGAAACTACTTCTAAGCTTCACTTACATCAGCTTTTACTTTCGCAACAATCTCTAACGTATTCTGTGCCATAATTCACCACCCAATAAAAATGACGGTATTGTCATTAGCCAATACCGTCAAAAATCACTATCTATATCATCAGACAATATAGTAAGACTACACACCGTCTTATTCCCCCTTGTCCCAACTGGGTAGCCCTCACCTTGGAAAGTTCCAATAACAGGTTCCGCATTAGCTCCCAATCTTGCTGATATACCAGTTTTCAACTTTAGTCTCGGTATTGTAATCAATCCCGTTACAATATGTCCAGTATTATCATCCTTTAATCTCGTTTTACCCTCCAAGCGCAAATAACCATTAGTTATTCCAAGTCCACTTTGGAGATAAACTATATCTTCTTGATATTCATAATAATAGTCACATACATATTCTTCATATGTAGTTAAACCCTTTATTTTTTGTCCTTCAAGAACAAAATCCTTTACGCGAAAGCCATCTTTCTAATATACAAATAATTTTTGAGGTATAAAATGAAGATTTACAGCCCCTTCATCATCTGCTTCTAGAGTTTCTGTTTTAGGAACCAATTTCTTTTCTGGCATAGCCTACTGGTTAATACTACTATTCATAAGAAAAGCCAACTAAGTTTTAGAAAAAACTCCTTGAGAAAAAGTAAGCGACACGCTATTCATATTTTCCCAAGTAACTAATTCTCTATTATCATAACCGCCTTTCGCGGCAACATATGAATAACGTCCATTCAATTGCGCGATTTGAAGTCGTCCAAATCTAACTACGACTTCTCCTTCATCATAATGCTTCCCATTTATAGTAGTTTCAAAGGTTGTCCGTAAAACTACGTCATAGAGTTCTTTGGCACCAAATAATTGTTCACTCATGTGCTAAAGCCTCCTTTCTCATATATAAGTGGATTTTTATGCATATAGTTCCTACATTTTTGTTGAGCCCGCGCAATCAAATCAATAAAAAAGAGAGGGATTTCTCCCTCTCTAATATGTTATATAAATTACACCTTATACTGAATAAGGTCCATCATCTTACCATCGCTATTACGAAGAACAGTGAGGTTGAGATTGAAGGTAGAAGGATCGCCATCAGCCTGAAGAGTAATGGTATTCTCAGCAGAAACCTTAGCCTTGTAAATTACGAACTGGAAGAACTCATCCTCGCCACTCGCTTCACTACGGCTATAAGTGTCGCCAACAACACGATAAGTGCCAGGGAAGTGTGCCGCGTCGATTGTAATGGTTTTACCATCGCCAACAGCAACATCTACAACATACACGCCAATAAAGCGCTCGCCAGCTTTGGCCTTGGTCTCAGCACCAACCTCAGCGTCCTTGGCGTCTTTCGCGTCAGCTTTATACCATACCACAGCAATAAGATTTTCTCCACCATTGGTAATTTCTTCCGCAGTGGCAACACGATATGTTCCATCTTCCTGCTTGATAAGCTTCTGAGGAAGCGCAGCATCATCTGTAGTATTCAAGTAATTGATGGTCTTCTTTATTTTCTTAGCTGTAGTATCAATTGTACCCTTTGAGCCACTAAACATAAGTGACATGGACTTAGGAGAGAACAACGCATCTTCAAGAGTAACATTGATTTCCTTACCATAATCCCAACTTACAAGTTTAGCATTACCCTTACCACCAGTAGCATCGGCAGTAGAAGCAGTCTGCTCAATCGTTGAAACCTTCAGTGTGTCAAGATAAAGCACGGGAAAATCAGGTTCACCATGCTCGTTGAGGTGCCAGAATGTTACATCAGCAACCTCTTTAATCATTTACATTCAGCAGTTTCCTAAACTGCCCGTCAAATGACAGCTTACAATTTCTTGCAAGATTAGACTATATCTTCATCCTTATTTAGGATGTCTCGCACAGTCGAGTAGGATTTTACTCGCTCTTAGTCGTTGAACCTTCTTTCTTCTTCCAGAAGAAACCGCCACTTAGACCCTTTCCTCTAGTAATTACTTTTTTTATTCCAGCCCCGCTTGCCAAACCAACTGCTCGCGCGGCCTCAGCCAAAGAAGGATATTCAGCAATTTTTTCTCCTGTAGTAGCATCAATTTGCTCTACTAAAATTGGTTCTTTAGAACTCCTTTTAACAGGCATCTTATCATATTTTACACTATCAAAACGATAGTTTTTTACAGAAAAAGCAGTGCCATTCAAACACTTTCTAATACTACCTTCTGCGACAGATAAGGACCTTGAAGCTTCCTATATAGATATAAAATCTTGGATAAATATACCGTCCATATCATAAACATACACTTTATGATAGTTCGCGCGCGCCAGCTATTTTATATCATAAAATTCTATATAATTAGAAAGAAAAACAATATTATGTGCTTGCTTTCTCCCATCATTATGTAAAATTGCAGAAATAGTCTCAATGGGCACTTCGGTAAATAAAGAAGCTTCTGTTACGCTGTTATAACGTTCTAAAAATTCTCCATTCTATGCAGAATAAGTATAAACAGGAACTTTCTTTCCACCCTCACCATCATTTGATAAGTTATATCCATTAGGTGATAAAGTGCGGTATAGCTAAATAAAATTCTATTCTGCTTCATTTAGCTTTTCAATCGGAAGTTCAGCTAATATAAATACTTCAAAGTTAGACCAACCATATTTCTATATGGCTTTCCAAAATAAAGAGCATTTTTTATAACCAATCCCAGTAGAAATACTTTTTGCTCTACTGTATAAACTTCCCATTGTTTGTCCTATATAACTTTTTCCAGAGGGACTAGTATATTTATAAATATACCCGTATCCTTTCATTGGCGGAATAAAAAAAGTTTTTTGAAAGCTTGGCTGCTGATTGTCCATTTTAAAACCTCCTTAGATTTACTATCTAACTGATTTTTTAACTTTCACATTTGCTTTATGCTATGTTGTAGTTCAGTTAGCTTTAGGATATTCCAGCAATTCACGAGATTATCATCTAAAAGATTACTCTTTTAGCGTGGCATTATCTACCATATCTATCTAAAATAGAAGCCATTTAAATAACCTCCTAATTCTAGTTTTAGATTTAATTTTAAACTCAGCTATCTAAGTCTCGAATCCAATAAGTCTGTTCCTTGCCTTCACTCTGTGCTCCAGCAAGCATCGCAGCGGTGCGTGTCTCATACGCATCCTTTTCGGTATATCTATCTATAAGCGACTTAGTCGCTGCATAAGTAATTTCACCAACATTCGATGGATTTAGTCCAGTATTCATACAGCATACCGAAGTAAGTAAAGTAAGTAGTTCTTGTGGTGCTTTATGCTACTTAGCTTTTATTCTATCTCTTTTGCGAGATAATGCTTTCATACGTCGAATACGTGGATTTTCATTTTCTTTAGGCTTTTCTTCTAATTTATTGCCTATAGCCGCGCGAATTACATTTTGAAAATCAAAAAAGTTCTCTTCTGTAATAATGCGCTTTTCAGTCACTTCTCCAAATACTATACCACCAATTTCTGGCAATAGTCTGATATCCATATGAGTAAAAAACTTCAAAATTTCACAAATATGGGCCTTCATTGGAGGATATAAAGTAGCCTAAAGAAATAGTTGCTAAAAAGGAGTCGGATTTTGGTCTAACTTCGCATCAGCCAACTAATCATCTATGTCGTCTTGGGTTTGTGTCAAAAGAGACGTAAGCACCATAAATTTCTAATATCCAAATGCAATTATATCTTTATTGAAAGGCGGATATACCAAGCAAATATCCTAAAAGTTTATTGGATAACCTATGAATGCTTCTTCAATCATTATGCAAATTGAGTAATGTTGAAATCTATATAGTAGCTAGTCATTTGTTCTGTAACCATGTTCAAAACAAAATCACTACAATTGATGGTTCCTAGCCCATTTATATTCTTATCTTCTAAACTGTTTTGCAATTCACCAAGAATAAGATAAGGGCGCAAATTATCACTTTTTATAATCCACTAGGTTTGCGGAACATAGATATAAATACGAATAAGTATATCTGTAAATTCATCATTCTTTCCGCGCCGGCCATGCTATACCATTGGAATAACAACGCTATAATCCTTTTCAGCGGGATTATATTGTGGATTTATAGTAATTTGCTTACCATAAAGAATTGTAGTATCAGAGATATCTTCTCCATTCAAGGGGTCTTTATCAGTGTAATACAGTAACTTACAAAGGTTCTAATTAGCAAGTAAACGCTTTATTATCTTTTGTAAGTTTTGCCCCATCTCTCCTAGATTTCTTACTCCCATCACTCATTACCTCCTGTAAGCCAGAAAGTATCATCACCAGTTTCACCAACAATATCAACTGGCGTAGTATCTCGCACCATTGTCTCTTTCAAACTAAAATATTCAACTCCAGGCGTAGAACTCAAATCGTAGCCAGTTACAATATACCCCTCTTCATCAATAACAAGATAATCTTCTCGTTTCAAATCTCTAGTGGTCGGCATAATAATATGAGTTTCTTTATCTGGGTCTTGATAATTGGGGTTCTTTGCTGTAGAACGAATTACATCATAAATAATGCGATCCATTTTCCCATAAAAGTATCCCCAACTTTCATGTTGCGCGCCCGCCCTATCTTTCCACTGAATAAGATGGGTTAGCTTGAGCACCATATATTTGTTATAACCTTTTGATTGCGTCTCGCGCAAAAACAAAATCATCCAGCGGTTCTCACTATGCTTTCCAAAAATTAGAAAAATAGTACCTCCAGGATACTTTTTATCCAAATCTAAAAGCAACCATTGAGTAGTTTCTGTCTCATCCTACTTATTTGGTTCAAGAGTTCCAGAAAGTTTATTTCCTTCTTCGTCCTCAAATTCAACCCTGTAAGTAGACATAGACTTATATCTCATCCAGTCAGCTTCGCGCTAACCTTGTATTCGTGAAGCAAAATCAGTTCCATATCTATTTAGACGTTTCAAATAAACTTCATCATAATAATTCATTTTATCTTTGATAAAAGTCCCATACATTCAAAAATTATGCTACGAAAATATTCATATCTCACATAACGCAACTAATTCATATTATGAGACAATTTATAATAATTTATAGACCTATGGGAGCTATCAAAACCACCTAATTCAATCAATAGGCTATCGAGAAATTTTTCCCATTCTCCCTGTTTCTCAAATTCACAAAGAAGCCCAAATAATTTATTACGAAACTAATTTATATACCCATCCCATACTGTCTTTTCATCAAGTTGTTCCATATCAATTACCTGCCATATTGCGG